AGATTGGGGAACGAAGTCGCCAACGCTTTTTTGGTGGATGTTCTTCGCGGTTGTGTCGATCCCAACAGCATTTCCAGCACTCAGCATAAACCAAGCTCGGGTAGCCATCGGGCCATGCTTTGGATCTTCCGCACAACATGCATGTCATACGATCACCGCTCACGACGTGCCTCCCTTACTTCAAGGTATCCGGGATCGAGTTTGACGACAGGGACAGGTGTCTCAACCAATCGCGACAGGCCTCCAACTCGCTCGTAGGTCGCCGCAAAGATGTCGGGCTTGCACGGGTAGAACTCGCCCGCCACACCCTTGATGATCCAGTCGCCAGGGCTGGCAAACATCTGCCCTTCCAGGGTGTGAATGAAAAAGCCAAGGACATCAGTGGGTGGATGCTCACCGATGAACTCAATGAGTTCTGGCATGTTGGTGCCTGTCCACTGCATCGCCTCAATGACGACTGGCTTCTTGCGAAACTTCATTGGTTCACTGCTCACTGCGCACCTTCAATTCCACCAAGAAGACGGCCCGCTTTTGGTTGATAACCCCATGTTGCAGCCAATCACCAACGACCCAATAAGCCCACGGGGCATCGACGCGCACGGAGTCAACAACGGCGACCTCTCGGTAGTCGTGGTCCCATGCTGGCTTCCCGCAGCCATCGCACGAAGTGATCGGCTGCCCAATCCATTGGAAGGAATTACACTGACGTTTCATTATCTTCCTCCTTATTTTCGAATTCAAGTAGAGCCCTTAAGACGCCCGAAGCGTCAACAAAATTATCGCATACAACAAATTTGTTGTAGTATTGTTTGTTTGGCGAAAGCTTTAGTATTAGGGTTTCTCTGCCATAACCAGTTGAGAAAATGACATACGTAGGCATTAGTATGTCTCCCCGGTTTCAGGAACTCCAAGGAGGACAAGTGGGTATGTCTTTTCTGGCAGGTTCAAATTTCTACGTGCTTGATTGGTCATTGCGCGTATTTTGTTTGTTGCGCTATACACCTCATAGTCAAGCTTGTCTGGGTTGATCTGGTTCATTATTCTCCTTAGTCTTTTTGATCGTCGTTAAACAAACTATCCCAACACTTATCGCTACACACGCCGCTTATCAAAGATTCGATCTCCATCGCGGTTAAATGCGGAAACGCGAACGAGGGTCGTTTACCCTTTCGCCAGGCGTCGGCCTGTTTGGTTTCGACTGTGTATTTTCTAATTTTCTTACACGCCATGCAAGGCGCGGACTCCACGGTTGTGTATTCTTTGGTCATTATCTCTCCTTTAAAATAGAAAAAAGCATAGCACTTGTTTGAGGCGCTAGAGGCTTTTATTTCTCCTTGTGATTAGTGCCAGTGCCTAGCCCGGGACTCGAACCCGGATGATCACATGATCGAGGGATTTTAAGTCCCCTGCGTCTGCCATTTCGCCAGCCAGGCTTGTGTGGTGCTAGGGCTTAGGTTTATCCCCTAGCTCACGTACATTTCCAGGAATCCTTGAAAGGGGGGTTCAGGATTTGACCTAGTACGCTCCAGAAGTTTTATTGCTTCCACACCAAGACCTCTGGCAAAACATTAATGTGGAAGATTTTTGGCTAAAGTTTACCCTGACTCTTCAGTCGAAGGTAAATAGCCAAGACTTGGTTGTCTGGCATTTTGTTGACTTTTTCTTTCCATTGGTTGGGAAACAAACCAATTTTTAAAACAGCTTCACGCTCTTTTTGAACGCTCATTGCTCTCCTTGTTAGTCACATTGAATCGAGAACTTCTCGAACCATTCCGATTGTGTGGAAATATGATTGCCCACTTGGTTTTTCCCAAAACAATTGCTCCCAATCGTTAGCATCACGAGTGGTAACAATCATCACCATACCACTGATCATTTTGGGAGCGTCTGGGTTGTAATCACATTCGCAATCGTATTCATGATCCCCAACCGTTGGTTTTGTCATCACGTCTGGGTATTCCGCCAAAAGCGACTCGAGTCTATGGAAGAACTCATCGCGTCGGGTGTTGTATTCTTCGTAATTAATTTCTGTCATCTTTCTCCTTTTACTAATTGAGAGCCGGATGCAGGAATTGAACCTGCGACAACCGCATTACAAGTGCGGTGCTCTACCAACTGAGCTAATCCGGCAAATATGGGTTAGGTATATACATCTACCAATCCTCACCTCCGCGGCAAGCGTGTTAACGGTTCTTGGACTGTCCCCATATTTGTGTGGGTGGTCTGACTGTTTTTTACCAGACTGTACGGTCTCGTCGACGTAGCACCCACGATCTTTACTTAACTGAACGACGTACTCACAACGTTGATGTCAAAGCCGTAACCGTAGTAAAACGGATTACCGCAAGACCAATCAACCTCAAGCGCAAGAATGTCACCAAAATCAGCATAGATATGCCAAGTCGTGTACTTTTCGGTCGTACCAACACCAAGAATGACGTGGTCAACGCTTTGCGGGTGAAGAAGAAAGTTTTCAAGAGTCGTGTATGCGCAGCAATCTGCTGTATCAAATAACTGCACTTGATCGCCATTATCAAGAGTGATCACAAAGACTGTTGATCCTGTTCTCCAGTAAGAACCCCGCGATTTGATCTGTTGGCGTTCTGCAGAAACAATCCGGCGACCAATTACCGAACTCTCGAGCTTTTCTACGTTTTCTACGATGGTACCATCGTCGTGGTTCTCATCAAGAACTTCTTTGATGTACTTGAACACGTTAAGCTTCATTGTTTTCTCCTTTTTGAATGTGTGGGTGGCCTGACTGTTTTTTACCAGACTGTACGGTCTCGTCGACGTAGCACCCACGATTTTTACTTTCAGTATCCCCAACGGGGCTTGAACCCGTGACCTGCATCTTATAAGGATGCTGCTCTAACCAACTGAGCTATGGGGATGGGCGAGCAGTTTTAAAACATGCTCAGGTTTTCGAGATTTATTCCTCGTCCAGCAGCGCTTCCAGTTCTAGGTCGACTTCTTCGACAAATCGACCGTAGATGGTCACCGTAGTGCGGTTGCCGTCAGGCGGGTTTGCTCTTGACGTGAACTCGAACCCGGGGAACTGCTTTTTGAAGGCAGTGGTCATTCCGTAGCTGACGTCAGTGTTGAAGACAGTCCACATGTTGGGATGCCGTCGGCAGGCGTCCGCAATGGATTCGTACTTGCTCTTGGTACCTCTTTTATTTGTTGGCGGGTTCTTCATGAACACGAAGTTCTCGGGAATGGCCATTGGGTGTTTCCTCCTGTTTGGGTTGATTAGGTATTAAGTGCAACAAGAAAAAGAGAGCAGTTTTAAAACATGCTCAGGTTCCAAAACCTCAGACAACCGCGATGATGTCCACGTCGACTTTGTCTTTCCAGACGCGAACGTACTCGTGTCTGTCGACGATCAGATTTGGACCGTCATCAACAACGATATAGTACGTTGGTTCCACTTCTATCTGAGGCACAACCCCTTCGTTGTACATCTCAGCAATATAACGCTGAGTTGTCCGGTTGATGTTGATGGCTTTCATTACTCCTCCTTGGTTGTGGTTGGTGAGTGAGCAGTTTTAAAACATGCTCAGGTTTGCGAGACTATTTCAAGTCTCGAACATTTTGGATGTTTACTCCAGAGGACGAAACGTATGCGTCTTTACATTCGACGCACTGACAGACGTCCGCCCAGATATGCCCATCCAAATTTCCGGATGGCATTCCCTGGTCGTCGCGATTTCTGGAGGAAATCCAAAGATTTGCCGGGGCGTAAAAACGAACCATGCGTTCGTTCCTTTCTGTTGTGGTTGGTGAGTGCCTCCTGTGGGGTTCGAACCCACGACCAATGGATTAAAAGTCCACTGCTCTACCGACTGAGCTAAAGAGGCGAAAAATACACAAAGTAGAGCAGCGCCGACAGACGATTAAAGGAGGTAAATCATCTGTCAGCGCGCTCAATACTCTGTCTGTTTTTCAACAGATCCGCCAGTTGCCATAAAGGCTTCGGTATAAGGGGACTGGGGCTCCCTTCCGGTTTTCTGCTGCCGCGTACCGTCGACGCCGCTCTACATTTCACCAAAGTGGTGTCTTACGGGAAACGCCGTAAGCTATACCGCCTGAGTATCGCGGTTCCAATTGCCGTCGCGATCGGCTTGGTTTAGGCGTATTGGACACCTACTGGTATAATAAAGGCTTTGATTCTAGGCGCTATACCAGGGACACCTAGAATATCTTACCATATTTGTTGCAACCGTCATTGCAACACGAATACGGAATGCCTATGTGTGGGAAGCAGGGGTAACTCGTAGTATCCCTCGTACATATCAAACCAAGGATGATATGCCGGAAACCATAAGCGTTTGCTAACGCCTGTCGGTCCTCTTATCTGCTTTATGTGCTACGAACACAACCCACACCGCTCTGAGCCTAAAGGCCTGTTTAACGTCGCTCAGTCGACGGTTACCTATGTATCCCAGCTACGAGTCTAAAGAGTGCGCACTCTAAATTTACGTAGTTAAGTCAGTTTCTCGGTTACTTTCTCTCATGCTGATTTCGCGACGTGTACGCAAAGAGTCCTGCCTATGTTGAGATTTTACGTCTTAAAAACCCGCTGTCATACGGAACAGCTTCCTGGGATACCGCTCTGAGCCTAAAGGCCTATTTAACGTCGCTCAGTCGACGATTGCATAAACCATGTAACTCATCGAGTTTGGGTTTATGTGAATTCCGTACTTTCCACCCTTGGTTATGATGCCAACTTCAATGGCGTTTTGAAGAGCCATTGCGTACGGAACTTCACTTTCATCATTGGCGGCGATCGGGAGTTTTGGAAGCTGCTCAAACTCAACGATGTACACCAGCGTGTCTTGGACAATTTGCTTCATGCTTCTCCTTTGATTAGTTTTGAAAATGTGTTGGTAGTCATACCCTATATAGTGCCATCACTCCTACGTCGTGCGCTACGTAGTTCGTAAGCGGAATATGACCTTTACCGACACTTGACCAACTAGATTTCAGTGGAAGCTTAGGGAATCGAACCCATCAGATGTTGTTCTTTGACAACTCAAGTGGTTTGTCACATCTGGCACCATGCTAGCTTCCGAACCATTACTACGTCAACGACGTAAATGACGGGATGATGTAGAAATCAATGTCCGTCGATACAACAAACGCCGAGATGTGGACGTTATCCGGAATCGCATTCATACACGTTAGCGCCAAACTCAGAGCTCGCATGTCGTGAATATCAAAACCGTACTGCGTGGAAACGACGTAGACAAAGCTGTCGATCACAGGGTCGTTATCCTCGCCGAACCCGTACATTCTTTTGAACAAGCCACTGATGTAGCAGGCGTTGTCGAGCACTTCCATGAATGTTTTATAGCGGTCATCCACGTCGCCGGGATAGATGCTATGCGTTTCGCCGATCGGTTTCTGATCGATGTCCAGCGGAATTGCGTAGAAGGCCGGGTAGCTAATTCGCTTTTTTTCAGGACTTTCTGCAACGAGGCATCGAACAACTGAAAGAAGCGATTGCTCTGTGACTTCTTCGGGGTGATCAACTTCTTCGAATTGATCGTGTGGGATTACAAACACTTGTCTGTTCATTATTCTCCTTATTACTGTGGTTGGAACTTTTATACCCTGTTACTCACCAGGATATATGACTACGCAAACTCGGTTTGCCTCTTGGTAAGAGCCCATCATCGCATCACAGCGGTCACCTGGTGCACCACCGAGTCGAAGGTGCACGCGGATAACTATAGGGCCGTCTGATGGATACGGATCGCCCTCGTTAATGTCAACAGAGGGCTTGAAGTCGGTTGGTGCACAGGCAGTGAAACTGAGAAGGCACATCAGAGAAAAAAGAGCTTTTCTCATTTCAACTCCTGCGAAGCACGGAACTTCTTGTAGGCGGAATATCCTTTGATGGAAGATCCGCTGTCCGGAGAGTGCGTGAAACAAAACGGCTCGTCGTCATAGATGCACCTACTCTCGCAGCCCTCACGCTCGCAAGGATGCGGGAAAAGGCCCCAATGCTTGAGGCACCAGTTGTCAGTGTCTGTATTCGAATTGCACTCAGGGAAAACGCAAATCATAACACTCCTTTGGTCGTGGAAATAAAAAAGAGACGGACTGTACTGCAATACAAATTAATTTGTATCGACTTACGTACAGTCCGTCTCCTTCATTATAGGCCGTGTAATTTCTGCGAGTTAGTCAGCGAACTGGTCGCCTAGCGCGTTGAAATAACCATCCCAAGCCTCATCGTAAGTGGTGAACTCCTTTTCAAACACTTTGGGAGAATAACACCGAAGGTTGTCGTCAAGCTTTGTTACCCACCAGTTGATGTATGCCTTTTTGATGTTCGGGACGATTCGACGATCGATTAAAATCGAAAGCTCGCCGTCCTTTTCCTTAAGCTCACCAAGGTGGGGCGCTAACGCAGCAATGTTTTCAGCAGTAATCTGAACCGCTTGAACGCAGAAAGGCTTGCGCACAAAATTAGTAAAGATATTGTCGTCGGTTTCCATAATTTTCCTTTACGTGTTTGATTCTTTTATTGATGAAATAGCGAGGCTAATTGCTTCCTCAAGTTTGTTAAAAGCAAGCATTTTGGCCTCTGTGTTTGGACACAGGTGATCAACTTCGCGAGCAATTTCGTTGAACGAGTAAGATAATCGGTAGACTAACTTTAATTGCTCATAAGAAAATGTGCCTTCGCTAGCTATCTTTTTGTAGTTGAATCGCTCGAAAATGTCATGTTCGCTTAATACGCGATTCTCACTTTTATTCAATGGATATATATCCATATTATTCCCACATTAAATCTAAACTACCCTGATTAATTTCTGACTCAGAGTCTTCAGAAATGGTAAAGTTATACTGTTTTGAGTAAACGTCTAAATATGTTTCTTTGGTCTCCCCGTTATAAGTTACTTCATAGTAAATTTCATCGGGAATTATTGTCGAAACAAGCGCCTTCCAGTTTTTTAGTGTTTTGCAAAACCACACTATGTAGACGCTGTCGAGCGTTATCTCAGGGACAGTCTCTAAGCGGAAGTCGTTAAAAAAGTTAACAACCCGCTGGCGGGCCTCAAGCTGATAGTCTTTTGCCATGTCACAAATCCACAACTTGATTGGTCCGCAAGTCGACCATAGTGAGGTAGGTCGGCTGTGAAACGTGAAATGCTGTTGGGTCAATATCGCGTTCTGATAGAATATAGTAGCTTCCGCCACCATTCTTTGAGAACGCTTCTGGATTTCGTTTACTCTGCCAGAGATCATCCGTAACTAGCGTCCATTCAGCCGGATCGTTGGTTAGAGGAGATAAAGGCTGAAAGTTCAACAGTTTAAACAAAATAGGAATCATGTGCTCTGCTTGAGAGCCACTAAGCCTAAGATCTGCGAACGACTGGATAATATCCAAATATCCCTCGATCATATCGGGGTCTTCTTTGATTCGAGTCAGTTCTTCTCGAGCATGACTTATCAAACTCATCGTTTACTGCCCGACCTTCCGATTTCTAAAGTCAAAACGGCCAGAAGCCATCCCGACACAAAATATAAAAGACCCATGTCATTCGCCTTCTTCCGCGTACTTAAGAGCCAGGTCGTCTTCTTCGATGGTCACATACATAGACTTGAGATAGGCTTTGGTGCCTGTCTTTGCGCCATACGTCCAGTTATATGGTGTGACAATAAGGTCCACATGCTTAAAATCCGCCCAGTCAAGAGCGCCGATGGAGTCCTCGTCCAACCGAGTACGAGCGTTGCTTGTGATCATCACCACTGTCGGCGGACGAACCTTGAAGTTCACTTTAACCGGCAAATATGGCTTCGGCTCGTGCTCTTCGTCGCCTTCTCGCGGCTTTAAATACTTTACGTTCCAGCCATCCCTCTCTAGAATTGCTGCGCTGTCTTCATCTAGAAAAACCGTAAACTCTCGGTCGCCAGCGACATTATAAGGACCCTCTTTTCCTGAAAAGTTCCTAAAAGGGATAGTTGCATTTTCAATAGTTACGGATTGGCGTTGGTTAGTCATTATTTTTCCTTACCCTTTTCTTTGTTGGTTTATATTCTGCTACTTGTAGCTCGACCCGATAGACAATTAGCGCTTTCGCAATAATATCGGGTCGGCCACAAATCCCGTATTCACTAACGTACGTCGATGAGATTTGAATGGCTTCTTCGTCTTCGTGAACCAGAAATCCAATTGTTACCGCATCAACAAGCTTGTTTGATGGTAGGTTTGATATCTGCGCCCAGGCTTCAGTGTTTGCTTCGGCATGGTCTTTCCAAACCACATAAACCACTGGGTATTTCACGTATAAGATCCTTCCTTACGATACGAAACGATCAAACGATCCATAGTAGTCAACAGCGGAATATGCTTCTTCTTTTAGCGCATCGAAATAGCACATGTCGATATCGAGTACGTCTCTGCTACCAGCGACATTTCGCTCGACCCATCGATAGCCTTTTGTTCCGGCAACTGCATATTTCTTACCATCTTTAATGCGCCACAAATATGCGCCATTAGATAAAACCGGAACAAAGCTACCAGTTCTACCAACATGTCGCATAGTGTTAATGTCGTGATTGTCAACATCATCACCAAAGTCGAGGTACATTGCGCCTTGCGTAACACTTTTTGTCTCGCAGAAATCGGCAAATATAATCTCTTCGCCACTGAACAAAGATTTAAATACATACGGGTGTTGGAACTGAGCGCCAACTGCAGTCCATTCTGCTTTCTCACGAGCAATATAAACCGCATCGTTGACCAGACAGAATTTATCGTACGTGCACTCATGCTCAAACTCATACCCATACGACTTACCAAATTCCGTGACAAAGTCGATTATTTCTGGGGTTGCGTCTGGGATCTTAATTGAATCCGTTTTGATGTGAACGACAGTATAACCTTTATCTTGAACGGCATTCTTCAAGTCGATCATAAACAACGCGCCACGTTTTGCAACGATATTGTCTATGTTCTTTGGGTCTCGGAAGGCGTTACTAAATTTGGCACTGGTAAGTCCATAGACAATGTTGATGACAATCTTAAGAGCGTAAGACAGTTCTTTAGCTGCAGCGTCGTTGCCATTCAGATATTTAGCAAGCTTTCCGTTAAGAAGACCCGCAGCCTTGTCATATTCTTTGCGTTTAATCGCAAGACGAGCCTCTTTTAGCTCAGAATATCTTTCGGTATACGGCCCAAACAAGTTTAATACCTCAATTGACGTAGGATGCATGCTGGCAACGTCTAGTACCGCAACGTTATCATACATGCCTGGTTCCGCATAAACGTAACCTCCTTCGCCAACAATTTCTCCACGGTACGATGAAACCTTACCGTCAAACAAATACCCCTCAAATTGCTCCCAAAGATTTGTGTACACGAAGCTTCGTTGCGGGTTCTTTTCTTCGCCAAATATAATTTTGGCAGTATGCTGCTGCGTGGTGTGGTTTACGGAAAGACCGGACAAATCAGCAAGAATCTGTCTCGCAACAAAATCTTGATGGCGATCTTTGAAGACCACTTCTGTGGCCGCAACGTCGTTACTACAATACTCTACGATTAAAGGCCAAAGATCTTCCGAAACTGGCTTGTCCCAAGGAATGTCGAGTTCCATGTGATGAATATCCAACTCGATCTCAAACTTTTTGAGACCTTGCTTCTTTGAGCTAAAGTCGTAAATATCGGCATAAGACAAATTGTAGGCTTCCCCGAATAACCCATCGTTCGGCGTTGAGATTATTTTTTGAGAGCGAGCATACAGCTCGTCAAGTGACTCACCTAGAAATCGACCGTACAAAATATGATTGTCGTATCTACGGTTGTTAAACCCGACGAGTCGAAGTTTAAATAACGGCTCGATCTGCTCTGGGGACGGGTTTATCATCTTCACGATTACCGGGTCATTTTCGTATTTCCAACAAACAACAAACAAATTAGGATATACCTCAACGTCATAAAAGACCAAAGGTTGATTTTCATCAATATCGCTTGGTTCGACCATGGAGCTTTCGCTTGCGAATTTCATTTGCTGCACAATCTTTATGCAAGCGGACGACTGGTTAGTACTTGCCGCTGCAAAAGACAGTATCCGTCCTCGCATATCACGAACGTCGTAACTTAACCCGCCTTCGTAGGCATCTTCGAGTATTTTTTGAATAAAGTCTATCGACGGTTTTGTGCCCGGATGAATTTCTTTTCGAAGGTTTCGCTCAATTAACGCTCGCAGATTCTTTTCGCTCTTTATGCTTTGATTATCTATCACGTTTTTTTCCTTCTTTGGTAGGCCGCTGGATAATGTAGAAATGCCAAGATTGTTGCATTTTGTAAGTCTTCGTCGAAGTGAGCTATCACCGAGTAATGTTTTGATCTCAATACCAACATCATAGACATTCGACAGCTGTTGTACATCTCCAGTATAAATATAATGCAAATGTAAACCATGTCCGGACTGACTAACTTCCGAATATGTCGGCGGCCAAAGCGAAGCTGCTTGCAAGTTTAGATTAAGATCTTTGTTTCCATTTTCATCAACTAAATCAAAATCAATAACAATATGATTCGTTGGTATCTTTACAAAATGCAGTTTTGACGTATCGATATCTGAAAGAGTTGTCGATATCTGATTCCACTTTCGCCCAGGAGCACCACTTGCTTTGCCGTATTGAGCGGGCTGTGAGCCATACGCATTATTAAATGCGGACGTATTTTCACCAAGATCAATCAAATATGATTCGTGTGGTTTGAGTGACGTCGGCGGGTTTAGGTCTTTGAACTCTGAATAGTAACTACGTATTGATACGCCGTCCTTCTCAATTCGGTCGTGAAACTTTACGAAGTAGTTTCGAAGCTCTTCCCGGAACTTATACTGCGGAAGAAGCCGATCGATTCCGGTCTCTGAGCAATACTCTTTGTATAGTTCGTACGCCTGCTTTAAGGAAACGCCATTTTGCTTCTTGAACAGGTCAAAGTTTGCTTCAACATAGTTATAAAACACGTCAGTTTGAAGCATCATCTCAAGCGGGCGATAGGTGTTGTAGTAGTTCTTGCCCATCGCTTGATATTTTTTAAGACATTTATAGGCAATTGCGCCGAGCTCAAAGTCAATCTGCTTCATCAGTATATTGTAGCGTTCTGGCTCAACTTTAACGCCACTTGGGTGCACGTCTATCAGTCTTCTAATAATTCCACTTTTTGCATCAGATATCTTGACTGGCTGATTGGTCCCCATAAATAAAAAAGCATTGATTTTAGTTGTATAACTTGGTTTAAACTTTTCGTTTATGGTCATCTCTTCGTGAGATATAATTGAGTTCAGTTTTGTGTTGTCGTCGATTTTTGACAAGTCGCCGTCATGCTGAATCGCAACAAGTGGGTTGTTACGAAACACCTCGGTAGCAAAACTGTTGTTATTACTACCAAGAGCTTTGGCGTCAAATGTCGAAACGTAGCCCGAAAAGAGATTTTGAATTATGTTTAGGACTGTTGACTTACCCGTTCCGGCAGGGCCATAAAAGACCAAGAACTTTTGAATCTTTTTTGAGTCCCCGGATACAACAGCACCAATGGCCCACTCAATTTTTGCCAGCTCTTCCTCGGTGTACAAAACTGCCATAAGTTCGTCCCAAGCGCTAGTAGTTCCTTCCTCAAGCGGGTACGGTAACTTTCTACTTGCGTAGTCACTTTTTTTCGTAACGGTATTTGCAAAGGTTAAATTCTCATCAAGCGGGTGACTATTATCGCTGATATTTTGCATGTACGCCCGAAACGTACTCCAAATCTTCGTGTTAAAGGAACGTAAGTTCATTGCTATTGGGAGTTCGCCGCCACGTTCTTGTTGTACTTTGCGTGCATACTCTTGTAATTCTTCGTCGACCAAACGCTGTACGTCGTATTCGTCAGTCGACCATAAACTTTTCTTTTCGTCCCAAATGGCGTAAAAAGATCTGCCTCGAACCATCAGGTCCTTTGAGCGTCCCACCACCCAATCAGGAAATAATTTAGGAGGTCCAGTTTTTGGTTCCGTCCAACTAATTTGATAAAAATCCAAGCGCCCTCCTTACGATATATTATTTTCATTTAGGTACGCGAAGAACTGGTACCAAATCTCTACTTTTCGTTGATCTTCTGTCGGGTATTTAAGTGGAAACAAGCCCCCTTGGCCGTTTGGTTCATAAGTTCGCCAGATAAACGATTCCATAACATGAGATACGTTATATTTGATTTCTTTTTTTGCGTCAGACAATTCGGCAAGGTTTAAGTTTTCTAGAAAAATCCAAAACCATTGTTTTTTTGTCAAACTGGTATGAAATTCCGCTCTTTGTGCAAGTGCGTAAAACACTTCAAAAACCGAACATCCTATATCTAACCAATATGACTCTTTCGCAAGAAAGGAACCCGATAAAAATTCGTATCGAACATCCAACCCGTCCTGAGCTCTATTGTCATCGCCAGAAACAAACCACACAAATTCAGTGCGATGTAGCTCTCTTAATAAACAATAGAACGTCAGGGACGGAGTTGGGTGCCGAACAAAAGCAACTTTATTGTAGAGCCAGTTGAAATATACCTCTTCAATCGGCTCGTCGTTCATCAGTATTCTCTAAACTTCAGAACGCGATTTTGAGCGTGTTTAAGTTCACCATCTTCTTCGTGGAGTCCTTGCACCTCAACCTCGTACGAGCCATGATGAAGTAGTACTTCCCACTCTTCTTTATGCTTTTCGTTGCGAATATAAACGACGTCTTTGTTGTTTGACCCATGCCCCCACTTTAAATCGCCGAGCAGAGACGGCCAATTGTAGACTGGAACGTCGTTTATATCCGATAAAATATCGTCTTCTTCGTAGTACGTGACAGTAGACTGCTTGTAATCAAAATCGTTGTTAACGTATTCGTCTACTGTTATCACATACGGGTTTTCAGAAGTTCGATGCGCTAGCTCGTGCTCTTCGTTCCATTGTGATGGCGTGGAAAATATGTTAACTAGATGTTCTTTTACATCCTCAACCAGCACTAGGTGCTCGTGATCTTCCGCAGACAAATCAAGCGATTCGTCATTGATTACCATGTCTTCTGTTTCACTGTTCATTTCATTACCTTTTGGTTCTGCCGGAATGACCGCAACGACCGAACCGTTAAATAACGTTTTTGCATATTCGTAACCAATTCTACCCGCAAAAGACAGAAGACCAACTAAGATAGGGGCAGAATTTTTGTTTAGCGTTTTCACTCATCCCCCTAAATCTTGTCAAATATAACGCCATCGACGTTAAAGTCAAGTAGAACACGCGGTTCGTAACCGTTGATAAACGGAGCGCTATTGTGAGAGTAAAGGCCGAAGTCGATGAAATTGTCTCCAGATTCGCTTAGAATCCAACCGACCACGGCACCCTCCTTCGAGCGGTCAAGACCCAATGCGTCGTACGCTTCGTTCAGGAATACGTGACCTCGAGCTCGAAGAATATCGTTTAAGTAAGTCTGCTGAGCACGAATATAGAGTAAGTTCAGCTCTGCATTTTTCTTAAACTGTATTGAGCCCTCGTCAAAGAAACGAGCGTATGGCGACCAAGTATTTGGATCCACAACAGCAACCTTCTTCTGTTTTCCGTCAACAACAGTCTTTTCAACAACAACACCACGATAAAGGTCATGTTCCTTTTCCTCCCCAAGCTCACTGCGAACTCGGTTTCGATAATTATCATACGCCGTTGAAAGAGTCGCATAGGCAGCAGTAATTGCCCCATTGCGCTTGGTCAGGGTTACATGTGAGCCAGTCAACAAACCGATCGACGTTGTGCCAACAATAACCGATGGTGCATAAAGTTTAGTGACACGCATAGTGCCTTTTGCATACACGTAAGCCAGATCTTTGTGGTATCCGTCACTGTCTTTGAGATCAGTTTTAACTGCTTGGATCTCGTCCTCAATCTCCTCCAATACCGGAGAAAGCTTAAGTGTGGCTCGAGAAGCCAGAACCACTGTTCCAACAAAACCGGCAATGCCGGCAGCAAACATCGCGGTAGGCGCATGCTTTTGTGCAATCAGAATCTGACGCCCAAAATTTTGAGTAACTGAGTTTGGAATGAGTTTCATTTTTCTCCTAAAGAGGTTGTGCCGGAGGTAAATCAATAATATAACCTTCTCGAATCTGACGTACGCTTATGTAGGGAAGATCGATCCAACCCCACATATGATCCGTATGCGCTGCTGGCTGCCCAATAAGCTCATACAAATCAGCAACAGACACGCTATCGTACGCATCGAGAATATCTTTTAGGCCAGTAAGAACAATGTCGGCATCATTTTTACTCGACAAGATGATGTCGTGGAAATTCTGAAGCCGCTGTCTTGGGGCGTTACTAAACGGCGGTTGATGCGGAAGCATTGTGCTTCTTGGGTTGTAGGTGCGGTCAACTGGCGTGTTGTAAGATATCCGAGGACGAGTGGGGTCCATGAACCTTCGTCTCGATGGTCCGGGGGAATCACCGTAAATAGCTCTTTTTGCGCCTTGCTCTATGGTGTCAACCGCAAGATTCTTTAGCGCGGGCAACATAACATCTGCTGCCACATATCGAGCTACGCCTTTGAAGTCAGCACCAAAAAATACATTTTTAAAACGATCGGTTAGTGATCGCTTTTTCAATGTTACTTCGCCGGTAGTAACTTTGGATATATTTTTTGGCTCGGTTGATTTCTTTTGTTCTTTAGATTTGTGGCTATTACTGGGGAATGATTCCATGACTCCCTTTATTTAGTATCTGTAGGTTCGGGTTTGGGTGTGCTTTTTTTAAAGATATCGACCACCTCATCAAATTGCTTCTCGACTTCACGAGTAACGATCGCAGCAACAGCTGTACTAATACCGAAACGACCGGCGTAAAGTAAAACTTTACCAAGCGTATTGGTCGCGACAACGTTATTATCGATAACTTTTTTTACGATTTGGTCGGCACCAAGACCGACGACAAACGACGTTGTTGATTTGGCTAAATTTAAAACACTCATAAAAATTCCTTTCGATGGGGTCTATTATACAGCGTGTTTTTACTGCGAGTCAGACGTCAATAGACGTAGACGGCGGTGCAAAGGTTGCGGCTGCTTGCGCAACAGCGTGATCGACCATCAGATTTGGACCTTGAATGGCTTGAACGGCAACAGCTTTAATCTGTTCGTTCTGAGCTTTGAGGACTGCGTCGCCCATATCCTTAGGGATGATACCCTGGATGAATGCTGACGCTGCGTTGTCGTTTGTGGCAAGCTCCATGAACAAAGTATCATACGCCGGGGTTTGTGCAAACTCGGCTCGCAACTCTTCGGTCTTGATGAATCGCTTCCCGTCTTCGGACTTCTTACCGTAAGACAAAAGAACAATCTTCTTCATCTCAGCGATGAGGTTTTTGAGGTCGTTGTTGGCAACGATGCGCTGCAAAGCCTGACCAAGACCGCCATCGTATTCCACCTCAAGCTCGATTAACTCCGACTTGGAGAGGTTAAAGTAGAAATCTTCGATGATGTTGTTACCGTTAAAATCTTCGTACTGAATTGTTCGCTTAAGCATACTTTTCCTTTTTGTAGTTTTCTTTTACGGGTGCAAACTCAGGCCACGCATACTCATTAGCCGGCGGCATTGGCTGCACTTGTCCATACTCTTCGATGACGATACCCTTTAATAAAAATAGGTAGTTAAGGGCATCTCCTATTTTTTCTTCCCAAATATCAATCGGATAGTCGGCCGATTCATCGTCAATCATGTCGTAAATTGACACGATGTGCTTGGCTAGCATGCCGCCGAGAGCCTTTTTTATGGTTGTGTTTTGAAAGGCTGCCGCTTTTCTGAAGTTAGAAAAACGCTCTTCCGGCGAATACTCAGCACCTTTGACTATTAGTGTATTTTTACACAAGTCTACTTGATGCTCAAAAACCTTATCGAATTCGTAGTGATTCATCAGCCCTCAATTTTCTGGTTATTGTCCTTCTGGTCCTTTTTGTGCTTAATCAAATACACAACGCCGCTCCCAACCAAATATCCAACGACCGCTGATGCAACGTAAATCATAACATTCGGCTTGGTCGTTGTGGTCGTCGTAACGATAGGCGCAACAATCTCGGCAACTTCTGTAATCTCTTCCATGGTTTTTTCCTTTGTTAGAACGTGTGAACGTAATTATACTCAAAGGTAAGACAGGGCTTACCATCTGCTAACTGAGTTGAAAACGAAAGTTTCAACATCTTGGTTGATGTCCAACCAGAATACCCAGACGAAGACGTTTGCGGTATTCCTAAAATATAATAGAAGTCACTTAAAGTAGCTTCGTTTTGTCCAATGAGTTTTTCATTGATTGTGTTTTGCGCTTGTCGGAGGGCTTCCATATTACTTTGAAAATATCGCCCCGTCCACATCTCACAGCACAAAACATCCCCACCAGAAACAATTAAGCTTTGCGGCGGGGGTTGAGAGTTGACTTTACTTGCGGCAACTTCGTCTCTTATTTTTTGCTCTTCTTTTTGACCGAGAGTTTCTACTACCTTGTCTTTGTACTCGGTAAATGCTTTTTCGCCAAGAGAATATGCTGCAGTGATTGCAGCTGTTCTTTTAGCACTTATTGTGTTTGCGCCAAGAATGCAGGTTATTGTTACTGCCCCGGAAATACTAGCCGGAATATACAATCTCCAGACAATCTTGACTGCTTCTTTTTGATCTAGTTTGCGGTCTAATTTAACCTCTTCTTCCTTAATAACATCTCGCGCTTTATAAGCGGCTTTTCCGGTTAAATATGCCGTGCTAATGGTACCGGACACACCAAGTGCGGTAAGAATGGACGAAGAGTTATTTCTAATTAACCGTTCAACTTTGTTGATGTTATCAACGAGGGCATTCATTATTCTCCTGGTTGTTTGTTTGCGAAAAAAAAATAAGACGTGAGAAAACTCGGGCTTACGGTCCAACGAAAACTCGTAATTAGCGGCTTAGCTTCCGCGCCAGACAGGTAGGTCTTTCACCTACGCTTCGTGTCTTGTCTTTTTCTCACTATAGGCCGTGTAATTTTTGCGAGGTAAAAACCCTTAGCACTTGTTACAGTGCCGAGGGCTTTGGGGTAGTTGTTACTTACGCCAAGCCTGGGCTTCGCGGATTACCACCCAGATGATCCAGAGGCAACCCGTCAATGCCATTCCGATGACATCGACGAGAAAGTTCTTGAATTCATATGGACGATTCCTCTTCACGAGGGGCTCCTTTGTTGGGGTTGGGTTTAACTTCATTATACCCCATGTGTTTTTTGCGAACTCTTTTTCAAAATTCTCACCCGGGGAATTTTTTAGAAAAAAATATATAGCCCTTGTTAAAAATGCGAAACGTAAAACCCCCAGAACATCTTGCGGATGCCTGGGGGCTTACGTTTTGCACTTACGAATTATCTCGGCTTCAAGACGAAATTGAACGCCTTGGACATTACAGGGTGGGCGTGCTCGAATGTCAGGATGAGCAAGACCTGGGCCAACCCCGCCGCGACGAGCAGCTTCGTGTCCGGTGATACTTTGTTCTTGTCAAGTAGCACCAGAAGCTCGGCCAGTTCGGCGTAACGGGGATCGGTCGGGGTCATGCCCCTCATTGATTCGAATACTTGCTCCCGCAGTATCTTCGTGTTCTGTTGTCGGTTAAACATGGATTCCTTTCGTTATGTGTCATTATAGCCCATGTTTATATTGCGACGTCAGTTAACTTTAAAACTAACCGACTTTTTAGTGAGCAACGCTTCCGGATCGCCATTAAGCTCGAGCGAATATAAAGTCACTCCATCCTCGCTCTCGCTAACAACCATATTCCCATCGAATGAAAGGTCGGAAGCGTTGTATGCTTTTGTGGATATCCGTAACAATACGCCGATAAATGTTGCGATAGCGGCCATGCTTCCAGCCACCTGTTCTGCACCAGGAAGACCCCAAATGCCAGCCATCGACAAATATAAAGTCGCTGCCGCAGGCAGAACGATCTGCACCAAGTTCTTGAGGAAGTTGTAGACATTATCTTTTAGAATGGGAGAACCATTAGTCATTTTTTGCTCCTTGTGCAAAATCCGGATCGTGAATCGGTAGTTTCTTTATCTCGTTCAATATTCTTTCGGCCATTCCATTTCCGCCCAAACCCAAATATGGGCGAATTAGATAGACGTCGAGATCATTGAACTCTTCGTTTGTTATATATCCTCGACTCATATAAGTCGTCCCACGAGTTAAGATAAGATCGTGAGCTAACCCCATAAGTAGCTTTGTCGTGTCGCTGTTTCTATCTTGGCGCTTTGTCAAATAAGCCCAAAAACCACCTGATGCTAAAAATGCGCATATCAACGTCAGCATAAATTCAGTAGTGCTATTTTCTAGTCCAAACATACTTAACCTTTTTAAACGGCCCTTAACGTGGGGATTCCAGTTCTACCAAACTCATCTTCAAATTCCGCAAACTCAACTACACGCATTTTTTGGGAAATTCCATAGTTTCCTCGAACCCAAACAATATCTCCAATATCGTAGTCTTTTCGATATGTGTATCTGGTATTTGCGACTATTTTTGTTTCCAGTAAGGTGGTTTCAGGATAATTAGCGAGTTCTTCATTACCTCTTCGAATAAGTATATTTGTCGCGGCGTCTATTTCGCTGGGAGATACCGGTTTAAAATCGTAATCGCCGGCGTCAACATATAATACTCGCATGTTAAAGCCAGTTCCACCGAGCGATCGCATAACCGTTTGCGTATAGGCACCCGTCACTAGAGCAGCGTTCTTCTTTTTCTTAATCGACCAAAAATATTTTGTGCTATCAAGATCGCCATAATCAGCTGAAAATATAACTAAAGAACTGACGTCTGTTCCTTTGTGTAGCTGCCAAGTGCACCTACCCGACGTGCCGGGCGCCGGTCTTATTATTTTTAAACCTGCCCCCATCTCTTCAAGAAGACGAGCTACTTCGCGATATAGCTGGCCTCGCTTTACTACCATTTCTCTAGTAGAATCCGAGCCAGTAAAAGTGGCAGTAACAACAACATTTGGTAGCGTATCTGCTGCGGTTATTGCATTTACTGTAGCCCCGAATGTATTTGCGGTTCCGATATGCTCGCTTAACAACTTCTTTGTGTTGTTAATCGTCGTGTCTTTCGGAAAGTCGTACAAAAATATTTCATCGGTAACTGGATTTTTCTGGGGGAAGTTGTTTCCGGTCGCCATTCTGTTCTCAAGAAAAGCAAACAAACTTCTACCCGTAACTGTCAATACCGGATCTTCGTTAACGCTTTCGTCTATCTGATGGTTCTCGATCATCATAATATCGAAAGTCTCCGAATGCGTAATCAAAGCGCCCAAATATAACTGATTGCGCATTGCGTCTGTTGCATCCGTTGTTATTGTAAACTCACCAGGCTCTTGATAACGCTCTATCCACTCGATACTTTTTACATTCTGAACCAGGCTTGTAGCGGCATATGTTTGATCGCTAAGAACTAAGATATCCATCACAGCCCCCAATACGTTTGGTAATAGTCGACGTACTGATAATTGTACGACGAGGTATTAATGTTAAACGCATTTTCTCCGGGAAAAATGATTGGCCATTCAGACCCAACTGCAATAGCTGAAATCAGGTTATATGTAACTCCAAGCGAGGGTCTATTTACCTGTACGTATCTATCGTTTTCCTCTGACGAGATAAATAAACTATCACCAGTATCAAAACCAAAATTGATAGTAAAGTTCCAATCAAAATTTCCTGTTTTTCTAATTCGAAACTGACCAAAGGATCCAGTCGCGGTAATCGCCATTCTAAAACCGTGCGGGGCACTTGATGCGTAGTCCCCTATCACCGGGGCGGTTTTACTCATATTCTGCAGGTTCACATCAAAACGCTGAGGACTTCTAAAATAAGGGTCTTCGCAATAAACGGTAATCTTTACTTCCGGCATAAGCGTATTTAAATCGGACTCAATTTTAGTAATAAACCCATATATTCTGGAAACTTCTGCGTCGTCTTTATGAAACGCAAGACCTATTTTTGAGGTTTTGTACGAGCTTATAAGACTGTATATTCTATCCCTAAGAGTCGAAGGCGTATTACCGATAGAATAATTTGGGTTTAGTATCAAGCTAATAGCAATTTGCCTTGACTTTAACCGCATATTAAAGAATTTATTACCGGAAGAACCACCTACCCCAGAAAATCTAGGTACTATTTCGTCGGCATCAACCCCCGTTATATTACGAATAATGTAGGGGCTTATGCCTGTGGTATCTCGCAAAGTAAACTCTGCAAAGTCGGAATAAACGCCATCTAACGACCTTAAAAGAACAATCGAATCTATATCCATTATTTAAACAATTCCTCCTTGGCCATTTGAATCTGCGATCTGGTTTGCCGGTATATTTCAGCGTTTGACAGTGTTGTCGGCGAGTTGATGATCTGCTCGAACTTAACTTCTTTTACGACTGGGGCTGAATTTTCTGTCGAGGTAGAATTATTACCCAACGTAGCAATTGACAACGCCCGAGCCTGGTTAAGTGAAACGGATGCGCCAATTTGACTTTCCGAAAACATCCCATTAATGTTCCTTGCGCCTTGCTGCACGTTGGTTAGGTCAAGAACCGGACTGATAACAGGATTGATATCGCCTATAGCATCAAAGGCAGGAATGGCCCCAAAGCTCTTTGAGGCCGCATTGACAATACGTTCGGAAAGACCGGTGACGCTTGACACGGCAGTTTTGTCTTTGTTTAAACCCGCAACAATGCCCGCAGGAATTTCCCCGGCAAGTTTTATAAATAATTTAGACGGGGAGTTACTATCAAAAGCCCATTTCCATGCGTCTGTTGCGTAACCGCCCATTTTTTTGAACGGCGACAATAAGAAGTTACCGCCAGCTTTCATTTTATCAAACATCCCAAAACTAACTGCATCAAGAATAGCATCGCCAAGATTTAATGCGGCATCACGAATGCCTTTGCCTCTATTCCTAATTACGTCTGCCAAACCATTTAGTAAATTAATCGCAAACAAACCCACCGCGTCAGCAAGCTCGGGTACTGCAGTAGCTAATGCATTCAAAATTGTCTTTGCAATTCTAACGCCTTGTTCTTTTGCGAGGTTGATGTTATCAACAATGGCGTCACCAAGTGCTACTAAAAACTCGCCTATCTTTCGGCCAATAATCACTGTACCATTAATCATCGCGTCAAGAATGGCAGTTAAAACGGCAAGACCAGAAGAACCAACGCGAAGAACCTGTTTCCCAAACTCTGTTATAAAGGTAGTAAGGAATGTCCCAATTGACTCTGTGACTTCGCTCACGTTATTGGTAAGACCTTCCATAATCTTCACAACAAGATCAGCGCCGGCGTCAATAACCTGCTGGATGTTATCAGTAATCCCCTTTAAGAATTCAGTAAGGACCAACAAACCCATACTAGTTAATCTGCCAGCTTCTTTGGCGAGGACTGTCAAAAACTCCTCTATTAAGTCCACAACCAGAGTAGTAATCTCGCGAATGTTGTCCTTCAAGCCGCTAAGGAAACTAATAAGCAGAGCAAAGCCGGCGCTGATCATATCCTCTTTTTTATCTAAAATAAGAGTAACCAACGCGTCGATAAGATCGGCAACAGTTAAGATAAGCTCTGGTAGGACCTCTCGCATGCCTTTTAGAGCCTGAATAATTACGCTTATTAATCCTTTAACAAGAGTTGGGGCAAGTTTTAATACTGTCTCAACAAGCTCAACGATACCCAGCGCAAACCCAGCAATAAAAGTTGGGATGGCACCACCAATGGCTTTAAGCAGCTCTTTAAACACGGCTATACCCTTGTCGCCTGCTTTAGAAACAATACTAAATGCTTCTGCTATACCTTTTGCGCCTATGCCAATCAAAGCAAACCCAGCGCCAACTAATAAGAGCACGGCAGCAAGACCTAACATTGGAACTAGAATTGGAGCGACAAGCGCGCCTGCGACAGCAATTATTGCAATGACGGCCGCTATACCTAACAGGCCTTTTACGATTTCTCCCCAGCCTACTTCGGAGAATTTGTCCATTGCAATTGCTAAGAGGGTAAGACCTAAAGCCGCAACACCAAGCGCTAATGCGCCAGTAACACTTCCATTCATGACGACAAGTGCCAAAGCCAGAGAATATAAAACAACCGCAAGGGCGCCAATTCCTTTAGCCAGGCTTTCTAGACTAAGCATCGAGATGATTACGAGCGCGGCAGTCACCGCCCCAATAGCGACGGCAAATCCCAATAATGCAACGCCGACACCAGCAGTGTCTACCTTGTCTAGAGAGACAAGAACCCCCGTCAACATTGTCATTAGTGCAGCCATTGCGCCCAAGCCAGCCGCTAGTTCCTCGGGCTTCATGTCACCAAGAAGACCGATTGCTTTACTTATGATGTAAAGCGCAATGGAAATACCAATCATGCCCTTGACTTTATCCGTGTCCTGAGGCATGTTTTTCATCGCAATGACAAGACCGCCAAGGATTGTAGTAACGCCAGCAAGCCCGAAACCAAGAGCCTTGGGGTCCAATTTCGCCAGTCTCTCAACCGACTTTGAAATGGATTTGACTGCGCCACCAATAGCAAGGATACCCAAAGCACCTTTGGCCACGGACTTAAAGTCTATATTTTCAAACTTTTTAAATGATTCTAGAATGGCAATGAATGCTGTAGTAATAGGAAGAAGGGCTGCTGCCGCATATGTCAACCTTTCCGGGTCTTCATTCGCAAGCAATTTCAAAGAGGCAGTCATTAGCAAAACAGCCACTGCGATCAAAGAAAGTGCAGCGGTAAGGGCAAGCAAGTTGGCCGGGCCCGTTTTGGCATCGCCACCGCCTGTGAGTTTTGCTAATACAGCTAAAGACCCAACAAGCAAACTGAATCCTCCAGCGGCAACACTAAGGGCAATACCAAGTGCCTTATGGTCGACCATTGCCAAAGCTATAAGCGACACGGCGAGTATCGCGACGGCGATTGCTATTTTTTGCAAAGCTTGTGCTTTTACTTCGAGTGCGAATGCGGCCAACACATCTTTGATGCCTGTAAAAACTTCACCGGCTTTAAAAATGACACCCGAAACTTGCCCAAAAATGCTACTAAAACTTCTAAAAACACCACCAAAATCTTCAAAAGCAGTTCGAATACCTTTTAGTAGTTTAACGATGCTTACCGTACCGGCTATCTTCAAAATATCATTAAGCGATAGTTTGGAAAACAAATCTGCAATTTTATCGCCAATAGGTTTTAAAACATTAAAAACTTTCTCAAAAATATCTTTATAAGCTAATAAACCAAAAGAAGATCTGTTAACGCTTGTTCCAACTGCGTCTATTTCGGACGCTACGCCATTGGAACCACTCGAAAGTTTGTTTCGGAACTCAGTAACACTTTTCCCAGTGTCATCTAAGGCGGTTTTAAATTGTACAAACCTCCCCTTGCCCCCTCCACCACTTATTTTTTTGAAGTTGTTGTCAAATTTCTCAAGACTGACTGAGGCTTCCGAAAAGAAACCGGTAAGTTTATTAATGCCACTACCCGCAAACTTAACGATCGCTGTACCAAGGCTTAATATTCCGTTAGCAATTCCACCCAACACAAAAACAAATGCGCTGCCAACCGTACTCGCTATTGACCCAATGGCTTTAAAGAAAGTCAAGATCCCTCTGCCTATAGTGGTAAAGATTTTCGGATCAAACCGCTCAACGACAGAACCAATCAAAGACCCTATTTGTTTAAATACCCAAACCACACCAGAACCTAATTTAGATGCACCAGTTTTAATTACGTCAAAAAGTTTAGAAAGTCCTTCGCCAACACTGAAAAAAATCGCTCCCATTTTGCCAGCTGCTTGAGCAAGTCCATTTGCCGCTTTGCTAAAACCCGTTTTAAAAAGTTCAACAAATAGACCAACGTAGCCGGTTACTTTGGATATCAAACCAAATACGGTCTGAACAAACCTCTCTATACCCTGACCCGAAACTAATTTCTCATTTAAAGCAACAAATGCGTCAGCAACTTTAAGTACTACGCCAGTTATTCCTGATCCGGCAACTGAGTTAAATGATTGAAACAACCTTTGAAACACTCTGGCTACGGCTTTGACTATTGTAAACCCAATTTCTAAAGCAGCAAAAACGCCTTTAAATACTCGTTTAACTGTGTCAAGGGTTTTCGGGCTTGGCTCTAAGTACTGCATGAAGAGCAAAAAGCTTTTACTTAAGCGCGCTAAGTCTTCGCCAGTTTTTCGTGGGAACACTTCTCGAAAGGCGTCTTTAACCGAGTTTTTGATATGACCCAAGGCCGCGAATAAGTGTATGATACCGTCAATAATGTCGGTTCTTCCGCCAAGAGCGGCCCAATCGCCAAGAATTTTATTTCTTGCATCTGCCGTAGTAGATACTACCGTCCCGATTGCTTGGTTTAACATTGTGAACAATTTTTTGGCTTGCTCAAAGTCACCAAATATAGTTCGGAACGATGCAGACCACCCAGAAGCGACCGACTCTTTGACTGTTCCCAAAAGCTGAGTTAGTGTTTTTACTGAGGTCGCCGACTCTTTACCAAGAGCTCCAAGACGAAGCATCTCTTTTGCTTGCTCTTTGGTGTAACCCATAGCGGTCAACTGCGCCTCGGTTAAGTCACCAGTGAACGCTTGTAAGGTGTTAGTTAGAACATCAGCAGTAAGCCATCCAGTTTCTAATGAGCCTCGGAAGGAGTTTCCTGCGTTTTTCCATTCTTCGAACGTTGTATCAAGACCAACGCCCTCTAGCTTGTTTAAAGCTTTACCGGTCTCGAACAACGCCGTTTGGAATACTTCACCACCCATGCCCGCATTAACAACCGAGTTCCAGTCCATTAATTTAAGCGAACCAGAGGCCAGTGCCTGCGAAAGCTGATACATGGCGTTTGACGCTTGCTCGGAGTTTGATCCCGAGATCGCAGCGATGTTTGCAATACCCTTGATTGATTTCACCGAGGTATCTAAGTCAACGCCAGCCGCCGAGAAAGTACCAATGTTTTTAGCCATTTGGCTAAAGTTATAAATGGTTTGATCGGAATATGTGTTTAACTCATCTAAAGCGTTATTGACATCTTCAAGCGTAGAGCCTTTGCTCGACGTGTTAGCAAGGATAGTTTGAATAGAGCTGATGTTTGTTTCATACTCTTTATAACCGGTTAATGTTGGCGTGATCGTAAGGGATTTTGTAAGCGCAATTCCTGCGTCTACAGCACGGTTCGTGATGTTGGATACAGCAGCGAACGCGGCTGCTCCCATGGCAGAGAATTTTGAGCTTACATTGTCGGCGGCCGTCGACAAGCTATCCAGATTGAAGTTTTTTAAGCTAGTAGATATATCCTGTATGCTCTTTGAAGTGTCCCCAAAATTTAAACTCATCTTGAGTTTATCTAGACTGTCAATAGTCGTCTTTATTTTTCGTTCAAATTCAGAATTATCAAACGTCATTGACACTACGCGGTTGTCAATACTAGGCACGGTTTACCTCCCTCCACACCGTTGTTGCTATTTCGTCAAATATAGGTTGTATTGCTGGATTAATGTAATCTAAGCCTTCCACTAACCCACCATCCTTTGTTGCATGACCATATTGAACTAAAATAGCCACGGGTATGTTATTTTCTACGTTTGTGTTAGTCCAAACAATACCTTTTTTACCGACCTTATTAATTATATAATAATCCCAAGAAGTTGAAAGTAGGCCGGTTTCAACTGGACTTGCGCTGGATAACGCATCGACTCCTTTTTGACCGAGTCTATCTAGCGAAGAAAATATTTCATTGGATTTTATCTTTTTTAAAAATTTTTCAGTTTTGTTAAAAGACCCGGAGGCGTTAACATTAATCATTATCTTACCTCCGAAAGTCTTTTGTGATTGTGGTTTTACTCAGCCGTAGTGTCGCAAGAAGTGTTGAACTTCCATAATAACCATCGACCATTCTTCATCGGTGGCCGTTTCGTGACGCAAAACCACATCGCACAACTTGCGCACCATGTTATGAAGGTCAACGAGAGCGGTGATTTCGCTACGAATGCGATCCCATTCTGCTCTTTCTATCACCACTGTGTCAGGCATTGCTGATTCCATTTTTTATATCTTTCTATTTAAAAACATCGGTTCGCCACCAGACTGCCCATCAACCGTTACCGTCATTTCACTTGACGGCACGCCATTGACAACAACCGACATCTGATAAGAACCCACGGGGACTGTGTATGGGACGCGCACGTTACATGATGATGCCTGGCCCGGTTTGATGCCCCGATACGTAAAATCACGCGTCATACAATAGTATACGTAGTTATTAGTGGTGTTTCGTAGTTTCACAATTGGGAAATTAGTTCTAGGCGAACGGTCTTCCGAGAAATATCCACCTTCATGAGTGCCCGTTAATCCGGTCCCAGCAATACTGAATTGGCCACCAGCAGCAAATGACGTTGGTGCAGATGTGATGACTGGAACGGAATTAGTCAAGGGCGTCGCTTCAGCAGTTGTTGGCACATACACTCTTGTCTCAAACCCAAAGCCACACCAGATTGAGCCGTCAGGAAGTGGAAACAACGACCCTGTGTATTCTCCGCCTCTAAATGTTGAGGTTCTATCTTGATGAACTTCGACGGCTTTACTAGATATGCCGTCCCATTTCAAAAGACGAGATGTGTTATTAAAGCCTTCAGCGCCCGTAGTGTTGGCTCCGGCAAGGATCAGCATGTCGCCGTTAGGTAGAAATGTAGCGCAACCATCACGAGAATCATAAGAAGGACGACCAATACAAACTTGGTCCGTGGTTGTTGTCATCCAGTTTATTTGACCAGGCCATACTGCAAGTGACAATCCCGTTACAGTTACATTTATTGTTGAGTTTGATGGTGTATATGATACGCCTGTATAAAGAAACTTTACCCACTCTGTATTTTCATTGACCCGCACAAACACGGCCGCAATATCATTTGACGAATTGAGACGACCCTGAAGAGCACTTACAGTACTTGCGGCTTCGAGTTCATTTCTTGCGGTAAACTGGAGTGAACCCGCAGTAACAAGTTGACTTCCAGATTTTCCGACCGAAGTACCGGAAACCACTCCACAGTAAGTTGTCAGCGAAATTTTATCGTCAACAATAAAGTTGCTGTTGCTGATGTTCCAAAGAGGCGTGTTTGGCAAAGAAGCAGGACGAGCCAAAGAGTTTGGTTGAAGATTGCCGTTGCTGTCCAGGCTCCACGTGTACAAACAGCCGTTACCTGCAACCAGTACGACCTTGCTAAGTTTTGCCATGTAGGTCAACACTCCAGGTTCGTACTTTACACCAAGGCTGGTGTCTCCGCTAGAACACCAACGTCCAGTGTCTTGAAAATCGGCGGCCTGTTCACGAAAATGTGTTGGGCTCAAACTCCGCAACCTATTTGTCATGTCAAACCGCCGCCAAGTCATATTCCCTGTCGTTGGGCTGTTGAACACGATCTCCCCTACAAAAGCCGGTTCTCGTGGGTTATGCCTTTCGACAATGACTGCGTTCCCTTCCGGTAGAATAACAAACGACGATTCTTGACTGTATTGTGACGTTTCCGACAACTCAAGTCCCTGATATCCTTGCGGAGAAGTAATGGAGAAGGGTTGTGCAGCTGTTGGCAACGCGTTTGGCTCAAGCCGTTTCATGCCCCAAACCGTTCCGTTTGTTGACATAATCCCGGGTGAATGTTTCGCCAAGTAAGACGTGAAGCTTGTCCAACGTTCTGTCTCGGGATCAAACATCTGTGTGATCCCAAAAATGGACGACCCGTATTCGCCTGCGTGGACAACGACGTTGCCATTATTGGCGATTGACACGGGACCGTACAACTGAGTCGCGGGAAGGTCTTGGACCCGGCGAACACGCGCCGAACGATATGAACCGTATTCATCAGGTTCGATCAGCCAACATTGCCCCAAAGCAAAATCCCATGCCAGGATCTTACCATTCGGCAGCAACTGTGAGGAGATAAATCCCAGATCCTGCCCCCAAACCTGTTCAACTGGATAGAGCGGCATCGTGAATCACCCGCCGCCATCTTGGTTATTCCACGTACCAGACAACCACCCGCTTAGACCGCTGGCGTTAGACGCAGCAACCCGGAAACTATAAGAAAGACCACCGCCGTTGCCGAAACTAGAGTTAGGTGTTCCGCCGTAAGCGAATTGAGGGTTACCCACTTCGAAAACAACATTCAACGATGTCGTAGATGGCCGAGTCGCATAGCGTCGCCATTGGTTGGGAGACGAATCTGTTTCAGAAGTTAACTTCACTTCCACGACATAGTCGGTAACTCCGCCACCAGACGGTGCCGTCCATGTCAGCGTTCCAGAACTATCATAGAAGATTCCGCCAGATACGTCACCGTTCATCCTCAAGTTAGTCGGGGCGTTTGGTGGCGTACCGGATGCCGCCGTCGTTGACGCCGTGTACGTCGACGAAGGACTACCGGTACCAACGCTGTTGGTTGCCGAAACGCGGAAATTATATGATGTAGAAGCCGAAAGACCAGTGACCGTTGCAGACGGTGTAGTCGACGAACCATCGCCGAAAATTAACCACGAATCAGAGGTTGACAGTTTATACTCAATAACGTAGTCGGTGATATTAGCTCCACCGTTTGAAGCCGGAGCTTGCCACGACAACGCCACTGATGTTGCTGTAGGACTACCCCCAGATCCCAACAACGTCGGTGCACCGGGAACAGTGGGAGTGCCACTCGTTGTGAACTGCGTCTCTGACCAAGGGCTGGGTCCGACGGTGTTTATAGCACGAACACGCACGTCATACGTCGTACTTGCAGTCAGACCCGTGATCGCCGCAGACCTGTAGGGGATAAAGTTTATAGTAGTTGACCCAATTATCCCATTGTAAGAAACCCAACTTGAGTCGATTGACCGCTTGTATTGAACTTCGTAAGACGTAATTGGACTTCCGTTATCGCCAGGCGCAGCCCAATATACGGTCGCAGTTGTCGAACCAAGGGTGAAGCTGGTGGGGGCCCATGCGGGCGCGTTTGGAACTCCCGGCGCAACGGTGATGGTGCGTCGACCCAGCAGCCATACCATTAGGTTTCGCGCCCCAGCGCCGATCTGATCGACGAAGAACCGCAACTCTTGGTCGGATGCGATGTTTGCGTTAACAATTGTCGGTTGCGTCGTAGCATCGAGCGAGCTTAGTTCGCTTGCATCGATCTGAATCCGGTTACCCAAGAGGGACTGCGGCGTTCCACCAATCGTTGACTCAATATCGACAAGAATAGCGGTACCGTCCGATGCTGATGCCCAAGCCCGTAGTTCGGTCAATGTAAACGCAAACGGTGATCTAATCGTAGTTACGGGAACGGTAGACGAAGCAGTTGTTGACGAGCTACCTGTGAGTTGCACGCCGAACGTGACTGGAAACTGGTCACTGGGAACGTAGTTGCCGGAAGCGGATCCACTACCGCTAGGACCTTGGGGGCCTTGGGGGCCTTGGGGGCCTTGGGGGCCTTGGGGGCCTGTTGCGCCGGTAGCACCAACAATAGAATTAATTAACGTAGTCCATACAGTTGAAGATGTTCTTTGAAGAACTTTACCTGAGGTTGTGTTGAGATATAGGTCACCTACAATGCTGGCGCTTCCGTCAGATCGTGTTGTGCCTGCTACTGGATCCGAAGCTCCAGTTATCCAAGTTGCGCCGCTGCCCGTGCCACTACCAATATTTAAAGTTGTTGGGTTTTGACCGCTTATTCTATTTAAAGTTAAAATCCCGCTAGATAGGGTAGCAGATGAATACGCAAGTTCTGACGCCGCTTTTGTGAGTGATTGAACTGTCGCCATAGTTTTTCCTTACTATTAGCTAGAAACCTGAAACGTTGTCGCATTGATCATGCTGACAGATGGACTGTTAATTTCAAACGTGTTTGCGTCTATCATATAAACTACAGAATCCGACCCAATTGCCGTCCAAGTTCCATCGCCATTATCGATAATGCTTAGCATTGTCATTAAAGTTCGTAAGGAAGATATTGAGGGTAGTTGTGGGTTTGAACTCAAAGTACCATAGAGTATGTTTTCTATAGCGGCTACCACATCAGGCGGCGTTTTTGTTGAGTCTATAGTTAGGTGCGAAGTTGGTCTATATCCCGTTACGTTTTTTGGGCGGGACGTGATCTGCCATTCAAACTCTATTATTTCAGGCGAGTCAGTTCTCGAGCCGTAAGTAACATCTGAGGGAACGGCGGTCAAATCATACAATATATGAATTTTGTAACCAAGATCTTCATTTATATCGTTGCCTATTTGTGTCCTATAACTTAATCCAAATCGCTTGTGTCGTTGGTTGTCAATTCGGATGTTATTGTCGATAGTTGCGACACCCTCGTATTCTAAAAATTGATCAGGATACGTATAGGCTGTGAGCGTTGCCGCATACTCCTTTGGGGTAACGTAGTCATAATGTTTAAGACCGTCGTAGTATAAACCTATTACTTCTTGGCCTACTTTTTCTTCACTTACGGAAAGAAGCCCATTCCAAGCGACACCTAAAGAAGTATCTAAATACAAAACGCCACGATCAAGACCGGTTTCAAATCTTCGCGTGCCCGCATTATTCCATGAAAGAATTGGCATTTCTACCCCCTATCCAGAAGTTCCGAGTTGTTTTTTGCGAGATTCATTAAGCTCGCGATTTCTTTGCGCAACGGCGTGTTTTGACATTTTGTCTGGTTTTGCATTCTTCATGTTGCAAATCCTAATTAATGCAAAAAGTCGATTAAGATGCCACGTCTGACATTCAAATGGTATGTTAAAGGCAATCATCCAATAGTAAATAAGCTCTGATGTAATTACCTCACTACGTCCGCCTTGCCTTTTTATTTCCGAAAAGAAAGTAGCCGATTGTTTTGAATCGATGTAGTTGTTTATTTCGGAGATGTGCGCTTGCGTAAGTTTTTCTAAGACTCCAATGGGGTAGTTTTCGTCGACAATCATTGCTTCAATATATGCAACTATTTCAGCGACGCTTTTATCTTGCTTCCCCAAAAAAGATTTCTCAAATTTTGACTCCCATTTTGACAGAGAGACCAGAGAATGCTCTAAGTTTAAGATTACAGTTTCATTATCATCTCTTTTAAAAGATTCTGTGGATTCGTCCCACAGTTCTTGACCTTCGATAACAAGTTTTAGCATTCTCTGGTCTCTTTCTGTCTAATTTAGAATCAGGTACGGTTGAACGTCCAAGACGTCTGAGCAAACGTCCCAAAGATGTACCCCGCCTGCGGCACTGCCTGAATGAGAACGGGTGACGAAGCGAGTGGAATCTGAGCACCCGAGGTAGGTCCTGCGGTAACAGTAACGTTGCTGACGGCAGCATTTGTAAGCTTCCAAGTAACGCCGGTAAGGTTGGTAATAGTGGCAATACCAGTTCCCGCAACAAAGGTCGGGGCTGCAGCCTGAAGCTGCGCAGGCGTAATGACGGTTGGAGCGCTGCCAGCAAACATCGACACGACCTGATCCGGGAGCGGAAGATACGCGGTGGAGCTAGAAGTGCCATACAGCGCATTTGTCAGAGCTAGCAGGTTTGCGGCGCTAACCCTGCGAGAATCGATAGTGATGATCGATGTCGGCTTCTGACCGGTGACGCTAACCGGAGTCGACATGAGCTCCCAGCTAAATGTAATCGGCTCCGGCGAATCGCTGACGGTGCTGTACGCCTTTTCTGTCGGGCTGGCCTTAAGGCCGTAGACAAGGTGATACTTATACGCTAAATCGTCATTGATGTCGTTACCAAGCTTGGTTCGATACGAAAGACCGAAAGTTTTGCGCGGCTGCTGGCCGATCTGAACTCCAGAGTTCTGTGTGACGATTCCGTCGAACTGGTTGAACTCGTCGGGGTAGGTATAGGCTTCCAGCGATGCGCTAAACTCCTCGACCGAATACAGGTTCAGGTACTTAATGTTGTCGGCATACTGCGCATTTGCTTCTGCACCACTAGGCGACTCGGTAACGGAAACGAGACCGTTCCAAGGAACTCCGGGGGTAATGTTATAGTTACCATTAGCATCAGGGATGTAAAGGACGCCCTGATCGACACCTGTTTCGTAGAAACGTTCGCCGACATTGTCCCAAGTAAGTATTGGCATTTTATTTCTCCTTAGAAGAAAAGATTGAACACGTCATGGTTTAATTTATCTGCCGTATAAAATCGATCATAAGAGCAAAGCGGAAGCGATGCTATTTTTTCTGGAATCAAACTGTCCGGATTTGAATCAATCACAGTTACTTGATACCGAATTCGACGATTATACGGTTTATTTCCAGCATGCGTCAAATCGTCATCATCTCGACGATAGACTATTGCAGGGTATTGCATTTGTATACTTGGGGGTGGTTGGAAATATACATTATTTGACCCCAGAATAGTTTTAAGCAGGGCTTGGAGGGATGTACGTTGGGCCATTATAAACGCTTCCTAACCGAAGTATAAGACGAGGTGGCTGAACTTCAACATTGTCTACAGTCCATTTAACGTCATTCCATACGACATACTTTATTTTAGAAAAGTGTTTTGCAGCGTGCTGATCGACAAGAATGCTTATTGTGTTACTTACTGTTATGTCCGAATTAAGATGTTCGTTGTCGCCACTTTTACGCGAAGCACGGGTAACGTCACCAAAATATAAATACTCTGTGATGACGTCTACCCATATTCCGGAGTTTGCTGGACTTTCTATGGTTTCGCCATAACCAACTGCACCATAAAATCTTGCCATAAAAACTCCTTGTGCTTATCAGTTACGAGTGAATGCCCAGAAGTCCTCAGCCGAGGTGTTGAACTCAAACGAGGCGCTCGACGGGACTGCAACCACGTAAGTTGTAGCGCCAGCGGCAATCGCTGTCTGTGCGCCAGCCGACAAAGTTGCACCCGCGGTAACCACGCCATCAACCGAGTTGTACGTTGCGGCTTTGTACGTGACGCCAGTGACCGTCGGGATGGTAACAACACCAGTCGAAGCATTGAACGTCGGCTTGGTCGGGCTGACCAGAGTAACCGAAGCGGCAACCTTCTTGACGACGAGAGCCGACTTGAGCTTTGTCAGTGCACCGCACATGCGAGTCTCAATGAGGTACTTCTGCTGGTTGTAGTCAATGTCGAAGTCCTCGAACATGCTAACTTCGCCACCGCGAGTTGCGCCCATGGTGTAGTCCACCGGGTTGACGATGATCGCAACGATCGACGCGTCGTCCTCAAGGATCTCGCAACCAATGATTGCCGAGACGCGAAGCTCAGCAGCCAGCTGGTTGATGTCGGCGTAGATACGACGGCCGGTTGTGTCCTTGAGCAGCAAGAACCGCGAGATGTAGGTTTCGCTCATATAGGCATTGGGGAGGCCAGTGCCCTTGTAGAAGCGACGAGCCGAAATAATTGCATCCACAACTTCCGACATCGACGAAGCAGAGTCATCGATGTTGACGTTGACCGTGGTCGTGAACAATTCGCTATCTTTGGCGATCGGACGAATGTTCGTCTCGCTGATCTTGTCGCTGTCAGCCACATCGCGACCGTCACCAACAAGCGCCGCACGGGCGATCTCCTCGTCAAGCATGATGCGCATCTCGGCCTTCAGCCAAGCAACGACGTCGAAATCTGTGATCTCGATCATATCGTCGCGCTCAAGCTTCTGCTTCTTATAGATTGTGGTAGGGGTGGTAACGCGCTTACCGATCGAGAAGAACTCTTCCTTCTTGAAGCTGGACTTGATGTAGCCCTTGGCGCGAGCCTGATCAAAGGTGAGATCTGCCGACAGCGTGCGAATCCGGCTAAACGGCGTCTTGTTGGTGCCGTTCAGGAAGTTTGTCACCCACTCAGTGCGACGCTTGTTCCATTCAGGCTGGCTAAGAACGTTCTTAGCGTCCGGGAAAAGGACATCCACGTCAGTGATGCCGTGCACCAAGCCGTAATCGTAAATTGCCTCTTTGAACGAACCGCGCTTCTTGGCGTCATCAAGAACGCTCTTAACGTCCGCGTGACTGACCACGTGCTTGTTTGTGCTTTCGCTCTGATCGAAGACGTTGTGGGACATTGTGATTCCTTCCTTAATTTCGTTAAGTGTTGCTTTAATTTCTTCAGTATTAATTGCGCTCTGCGCCATTGTGGATGCGTCTTCAAGAGCCGTCTGCACCATGTAAGCGACGACGTCTTTCTGCTCCTGCGTCATCGATTCATAGACATCCTGAACCGTAAGATCGTTATTTGTATCGGTCATTTTAGAATCGCCTTTGTTCATTGTATCTTCTGAATGAAAGAGCTCAATGTCAAGCCCTGTGTAAATAATTGCTTCGTCTTCGACGATGTCATTACTACCATCGCTATGCCGAATGTTAATAGTGTCGATGAGTGCGCCGGGATTTGCGCCCGAAAACACTAAACTGACTTCACGAATCATCCCGTGAAGAACTCGACCGCCACGTTCAATTAACTGGTTAGCCCATATCGAGAGCGCTTTAATGTCGCGATGGTGAACTAATTTTTTGGCATGATCAGCGGGCTGAGTGTCGTTAAAATATGCGTAAGCATATACACCATCTTCACGGTTTTCTAAAACCGCATGGCCCAAGACGTTGCTCGGAGTGTTGTGACCATGCTGCCACACCAGAGGGACTGTAACTCGGTCTTGATGTTTGAATGCATCCGGCATAATCGTTCTGCCGTCGCTGCACTTCAATCCCGCTTTTGTTGCGTATCCACCAAAATCTGCTTCCATTTTGACCTTCCTTTCTTAAATCTAGTTTTAGTCAAAAGAATTACTGAGTCGGTTGCGCCAATTCATTTGAAGTTGGCTGAGGCATGTTGCTATTAAGAAGTTTATCTGCTTTTGGATCATTGTGTGGCATAAACCCAAGGAACCCTCGAATTTCATTACTTGTTAAGATTTCATTTCGAGAGAATTTGTCTGCGATTTCCGCAAGATCAGAAACAGGAACAAGCTTAAACGGATCTCGGAAGTATTTGATTCTTTCTCCCTTTTTAACCCGTTCAATGCCAATAAATGATCGTTGCACTGCTTGTGTAATTGCATCTAAAATTGGCTCAATAGTGCGATTAAAGTAGGCGACCATTACTTTTTCGTCGGCGGTTCCATTCATAACTTCCGGCGTTAACCCTAATTGACTAAACAACTGATTTGTTAAATACTCAATTTGTTTAAGCAGATTGTTTTCTGCAGGTCGATTAAGTTGGGTAATCTTCTCGGTTCCGTCTGTGTAGGCAATACCGTATTGACTTCCACGCAACTGAAACTCAATTTCTTGTCGTCTCTTTTCGGCTTGCTGCTGACGGGCCTCAGACTTGATGACGTAAGGGAGCTGAATGATCAAATCAAGTTTGCCTGATCCAGTTGCTTCGTCTACCGAATCAAGAAGCGCAAGCTTTCGGACAAGTCGCTGAAGAGTAGAGTTAGTCTCATTCATTACTGAGTAAAACGGATTCTCGACTACAGCAACTGCTCTTTTTGCTAGAATTATTTCTTGACGAACGCCTTTGATCTCGTTATAAATACTTACTTTAACATGCTGCGGATACCAGTCCACAATGTGACCAATTCGCAGCTGAAAAACATCATAACTTTTCGATAAACTTGGATCTTCGCTTGTTTCGATCGGGACGATTGCCATGACGCCTTTGTCGAATAAGGTTAACGCCGCGTCTTGAATAAACTGTCTTGGACCTTGGTCGATATTTGGTTCAAATGTTAAACAATCATTTAGCGAAGATTCTGCCTCGTTTGAATATCGCTTAAAACCATCAACTACAACATGACGAATATCAACGCCCGCGACATCAATACTTAGCCTAGTATATATAGAGGAAATTAGCGATCTGTCGTTGTACAACATCAAACGCGGCTTATCCGGTCGAACATACGAGCTTGGGCCTAGGTTGGGAAACTGATCAGCCCCATCTTGTTCGTATTTTATAAATGCGTTTAGTGCGTTTAATAAACGTGTTTTAATCGGCAAAATATACCTCCTTTCTATTTGTTAGCTTTGACTTTAGATGTCGGCAAGCTTTTTAGCCCCATGAACTTTCAATGCACTGTTAACTGAAGCAGTACCAAGCACAACAGCGCTAACGACAAACTTTTTATTTAAGCCTGCTTTTTTTGCAACGCCACTTGCTATGATATTTGTAGCGATGAATGCGGCGCCGGTGGCAACACGCCTTTGAACTCGGTTGTTTCTTGCTGTAACATCATATAGCTGCTTTTTTCGTTCGGCTCTCGACGGGGGCCCAGAGGCTTTTCGTCGCCCCCACTTCATGCCGGGAACACCAAAATGTGCAAGAACTTTATCAACCGGATCATCCAGTTTATAGTCAGCCCAGCTTATACCTTCGATATTATGATGTTTAAAAAATTCATCAATTTCGTTATCGTTTAGTCCCTGTGCCTCAAGGTAAACCCCAACTGCGTTAAGGTCCATAACGTTCTCCTGTTCTAAAGTTTAAAATCAGGAATATACACCGATTTGATGCAAGTTTGTTCCGTCGTAGAAGAACATTGCCACACCATTGGCAGAAAGCGTGATCTCTGCCGAGGCAGGGGCAGCCCCTCCAAGAAGGATGTTTACTGCACCAGCACCGTTAAAGTTAATAGTCGGCGACGCCACCGTATTACCCGACGTAAAACTGACTGCAATCAACGAGTTTGCAGGGGGCGCAGGAGTGGACGTGGTTTTAGCGGCCGTTGCTGCTGCAGTTGCAGTTGTCGCGGTAATAACACCAAGTGTTAGCTGCTGGCCAGATGGCGTGAAAAATGCGCAGTCTTCGGCAATTAAATTCGAGTCGAGGTTTTTCTGACCCGTAACAATAATCTGTTTTGTAACTTTGTTTCCAGCCATTTTCGTATCCTTTCAAAATTGGCATCAATCAAATGCTTCTTTGTTTGCTTTGTATGCGACGTAAGCATCCATTAATGCGGATACATTGTCGATCTTTTCTTCTTTTCTTTTTTTAAATAATTTGCGATTACCATTTGTGTCCTCGAGAGTTACGGCATTACCCATAGCAAAGCCCATTAACTCTTGATCAAATATAAGCATTCTTTGTTCGCTTAAAATTTTTAATTCACCGAGAGGTACTGATTCTGTTTTTGCGCCTTGAATTACTTTTTCGATCCCATATGGGCCATTTTCTGCTTCCCATCGAGTAACGAACTCTTTTGCGTTGTACGGATCGAAACCAAAGCACCTTACGTCATACTCGCATCTTTGAATAAACATGTCGAGGTCGTCGTATACTTGCATCATGTCTAACACGGTACCGTCAAGTACATGAAGACTATCTTCTGCAATGAAAGTTTCGTATTTTGCTCGCATTGCTGCTTGCAGTTGCATTAGCGTTAAAGAAGAAATATAACTTCGAGTTTTTATACCGAAGCTTCCATCAGAAAGAGGAAATAAAAATGTGAACGCACAGAAATCGTCCCCTTGTGAAAGGTCTGCGCCAAGAGAACATGGAAGTCTCCAAAACTCACGCATTCGGTGGGGTATTGTTTCTTCGTAAGTAAAGAAATATGTATACCCTTCCATCGGAATACCAAATCGCTTAGCCAAAATATCATTTCTAGAAGCTGGTGCTTTTTCAGCTCTCTCAACATCAAGTTGATATGTCTCATAACTGACGGTTTGACCAATATTTGGCTGAGCTTTAATCCACATCTCTGGATTCGCTACCTCTTCCACATCATCCAACTTGTAGTGCCAAATTGAAATATGTGGCGCTTGATAATCGCCTTTTAAGATAGTGGCAAGCTCCATTTTGATTGTGTCTCCGGAACCATTTCGAACGGTTCCTTCTGAACTAATGGCAACAATCACGTAGTCGTCAAGTTTTGAGGCGCCTTGTTCTATTGCACCAACGACATCCTCTCGAATATCCCCAGAAAGCCATTCGTCAATTGTGGAGACTCTTGGTCGAAGGCCTTGAAGTTTTGTAATTGCCATTGGTCGAACTTCTAATAACGAACCAGTTAAAAAGTTTTCAATGCCCTTTTTTGTTGCCGCTAATTTGGTTCGATCTGCTCTTGATCCCGTGGTATTCTGAAGTGACCCTTCTGTTAGAAACTTAAATAAAGGTCCTCGAGACCTAGTTATTGCAGTCCTAAACGGAGACATTACTTCATCTGCCTGTTTCATTGTTGGGGCAGTCGTTATTTGGTGCGTTGTCGCTGTGACTACATTTAAAAAGTAGCTTTGTACACACATTGCATACATAGACTTTGCGGCACCTCGCGCAACAATCAGGTATTGCTTTTTTGTTAGCCTGGTCTTTACGTACTTTTTCACGTAAGAACCTCGACGACCGTCTGGTCCGGGAGTATATACGCTTCTCTCAACGTAGTAATACCAGCCTAAAAGCTGTTCTGCCCAAAGTTTAAATGAATCCAAAAGGAGAAGGTTGCTACCATCCGTTAAGGTAAGTTCTTTTTCGCAGTATCGAACGAACCCCTCGACAATTGTGCCGTCATAATATATGTTTGGGTTGGCAATGAGATCGTCAATGCGATTCATTTCCAAAGAAACTTCGCGGTTTACCGGAATTTCTCCCGATAAAACTTTTTGTCGAAACTCAAAGTAATATTTTGGTACCGCGGTGTTTGACATTTCCAAGGTGGCAACCTCCCTCCGAATTATTTTTTGGAAGCTTTTGCAAACGTTTTTTACCTTGTTAACCCTTTTTCGGAAACATATCGGCAACCACCTGCTTGTTATACTTCTTTTCAATTAGCTTTTTCACAGCAAATACGGTAGCTTTAGTGCCAACGGTCTCTGCTGAATTTTTGCCGATTTTCACAAGAACATCGTTTATGTGTTTTACGCCGGAACTTACTTGACGTTTATTCAGTTCATTGTATCGTTTTTCGGTTTCTAACCTTTTAATTCGAGCGCTAAGTTCCTCGTCAGTTAGACGATTTCCTTTTTCTTTAAATTTGGTTTTACCCTTGTTGTTTTTAACCGATCGACCTAAGGCAAGTTGTTTTTGCGTGCGTCGAACACCCCACTGCTGACCTTTAACGCCGTAATGGGCTAAATATTCGTCTATTTGTTCTTTTGTTATATCATGCTTTACTTCAGAAATATTGGAAAGCATTTTACTTACCCACTTTCTCCCTGGATCTCCACCCCATGCCGCCCATGCAACACGACCGGCAGAAGGATAACCTTTTTCGTCGGGTCCCCATCCCTTACCTTGTTTATCTACCTCATGTCTTGCGAAGTAGGACGACATCCGTCGCATTGTGTCTACAGATATCGAACGACCTGACGCGAGATCACGCGCTCGTGCTCGGCCTACCCCAGTAAAACCAGAACCTGCGAATCCTTCTGAAATCCACTTTAATGCTCGTTTGGCTTCATCGCGAACTTCTTGCGGTGGTTCATAAGAATCTTTTGCGCTCATACTATTGACTCTTCTCGAAATTGATTTAAACGCCACTCATGCTCGGCAATTTGTTCTTTCATGGCGTTTAGATGAAAGGAAGTGACGGGAGGATCAAACAAATAACGAACTTTTAAATAAACATAAGTTTTACACATACTCACAAGTTTTGTATTATTTGCAATAAAGTCCTCCCATTTTGAGTCATCGTCTTCAATTGCAAATCCAGAAGAAGACCCAATGCCAAGCTGAGTAATTGTTGCAAAAGCAGAATTGATATGAGTTATTATGTCCAAATCAAATGCTGTATAATCCGAGGCAACGCCCAAAATCTTTTTTGTACTAGTTAAAATACTTGTTTCCATAAGGGCATACCCTCCGTTTAGAAGTTAAAAGTTAAAGTAAAGTTTGAAGCCGTCTTAAAGTATCTTCTGTTAATAAAATACTAGCATCAAGATTTTCGACGACTTCAAGATCGCCTCGACTAAATGCTAAGACTCGATTAGCTTGTAGGTGTTTAAGTTTATTATTAGTAATTTCGATGATTTCTTCAATAGACATGCGGCATCTCCTAGATCTGTGCTTTGATGTTGCAATGTTTAAGCTTGGTCATGCAGTCCTACTTAACTGAACCTTAACCTGATTAAGAGCAACGGCAGTTGTATCGGAATCGGCGGCGGCGCCTGTGATGGCGATACCGAGTCCAAGCGGGAAGCGGTATCCAGTAAAACCCGGAGTTAACTCCACTTGTCCCGTCGCAGGGACCCTGATAACCATAAGCGGAACATCAGTTCCGACCGTCGGTGCTGTCGCTTTGTTGTACAACTTAACGAAAGCATCTGTAGCGCCAGTGTTAGACGCATAGAAGGCCCCAAGACCAGAAGATCCCGTTAAAATAAGAGCGGCGTTAGTTGTTGCAAGTGAGCTCACGGAATACTGAGTAGCCGGCGCCTGAGGGACGACGTTTGCGGTTGTCACAGCCGAAACCGTGGTGACACCCGTTAAGGTACCCGTAACGGCGGTGGTGCCACCCTGAAGGACGACCGGCAACGAACCGGACAAATCACCAGCGGGACGAGCCATGACTTCCACTCGCTCTCGCTCGTAGTCGAAGATTCGCACGAACGAAAGGAACATCGACGTGCGTCGGATGACACCGCCACCGCACACGGTGAGACCGAAGTCGGCGGGAAGCGACGGCACCATTGTACTCGTAGCAGGAACCAGCGTCAGTGTCGTAGTGGCAAAGTTGGCAACCTTCCATGCGCCGTCCACGCCGAGGTTTGCCGCAAGAGTGCGACAACCGACCACGTTCACGTAGTCGCCGATAGCTACACCAGACCAGTTGCCGCTTCCCGTGAGCACTAACTGACGGGTGCCATCACTAAGAGTGGATAGAGTCGCGTTGATCGCCGTAATAGCGATTGCGCCGAGCGACGACATCAGGTTGCCGCCATTGACCTTGGCAACGTAGCCACCAAAGCCAGTGCCCGTGGTGCCAGTACCGATCACGGCAGTGAAGGTGTTGGCCGTCGTCACCGTGATCGCCGTCGCAGTCAAAAGGTTCGGGAAGTTTGCGGCCCCCTGGTCGTTAGAGCCGTAGTAAACTACTAAATCGCCAGTGGTGTAGCCATGGTCCACATCCGTTGTGAACGTAGCCGTTGTCGTACCAGACTTCACGACCGAGACGACTTTTGCGTTTGGAACGGTTAACGACTTATTATTTACAGCACGAATCCGCAGCTTGTAGGTGGCGCTTGGGTCGGGACACACCTGGGTGCGGAGGGCGCGGTTCGACGCCTGGGTGACCGTGTCCACTGGGGCGTCAGACCACTGCACACGGTCAGCCTGCGAGACAATGCGGTACTCGGTCGTCGGGGACCAGGCGTAGGTGTACGGGCTCGAGGCAAGAGCGACTGGGTTGGTCGTACCGACCGTGATGGCGTGGCTACCAGCGATTACACCCGAGGGGAGAGCATCGCCCGACTCGCTCCGGACGTACAGGTTTGACTGTGTAGCAGAGGCTGTCTCAAAGATCTGCGAGACGCCGTTCTGAGCACGACCCAAACGCTCACGGAAATACACGAAGCCCTTAGCCCCAGTAGGGTTCGTGATGGTGCCTGTCGCGACCGTACAGGTGAACTGGTTTGGGGCGGGTACTGACGCAACTACTAACGACGGGTAGTTTGCCAACTGGTTGGAGCACCCACGGACGCCGACACTCTTGCCAATACTGAGGCCGTGGTTGGTGGTCGTGTTGACGGTCAGCACTGTCGTGGTCTGCGAGATGCTAGAGATTTCGATGTCGGAGATATTGGCCAGCGGCGCACCAGTGTCCACGATTTCAACAGCGAACTCTTGCCCGACCGTGCGCTGTGACATTGAAACACCGAACGCCATCTCTACGGGGAGAGTGAACGTCAGAGTGGTTTCAATACTGCTCTCAGTACCGGCCTGATGCGGATCTTTAGAAATGACGAGGTACGAAGCTGCGGCGGCATTACCGTCGAGTTGAATAATGTCACCAGACGCTTTGTTCTCGTCCCAGATCTCATCGGGCGTGTAACTCTCAAACGCCTCTCGAAACTTTGTGGTGATGTTACCCGGAATAGTATTAATTGGTGGTGTAGAAACGGTTGTTGATTTTAAAATAGCGCTCATTTTAATTCTCTTTTCTTGCCGTTAAATTTTAGGCGGCACTATAGATGGAAAAGTTTTTAATATTACTCATTTTTATGTCTCTGTCGATTTAAAGGGAGACAAATAAGTATTATGCCGTCAGAAGAGAGACTTCAATGATCGACTTTTGTGTAAGACTGTCAAGCTCACCATGAAGCGGGAGAACAATCCCGTCACTTGTTTTCTTAAAAAACGCCTGCCAGTTTCTTACTGAATCTTTTGTTTTTGATCCGTAATACCCATCAATAAGAAGACTTTGACCGGCTATTTCGTTTAGCTGTCGCTGAAAGAACTTTACGTCATTCCCGACAGCGCCTTCTTTTAGATAACGAGACTTAATTTGCACGATGACTCCCGAAGTTGATGGTTGCGTTGATGGGACAGGAGGTTGTGGAGGTTGCTGGCGAGGTGTGACTTCGGCTAATTGATAAGAGTAATCAAGGTCTGGACGGCCGGCAGCGACCCAAGTGTTCCATCCATCTAACTCAATTGGTTGACCATGCCATGACTCGGCGCCTTTTTCACCAGGCCCACCAACATTCATATGATAACCATACTGAATTGCCGCTAAAGATCCTTGTTTTGGAACTTCATCCCAGTTTGGGGCGCGATGTTTGTGTCCAGGATTTACAACAACCCAGTCCACTGCCGTGTAGTATAGTCCTGACGGAAAATTTTGGTCTTGATGAAAGGACTGACCTTCAAGGGCAAAACCCGGTTTGTTAGGTTGTCCCCCTCGCGCTCTCCTTGCTCCGCCAGGTCCAAACTTCCCGCCTTGGTGTATAATAAAATTAATAGTTCGTCTGAAAGCTTCCGGATGCATGCGAAAACGTAAATATTCTTTAATTGTTTCTAAATCTACTAGCCGTGTACCATAACCAAAAGGATATAAAACTTTAGACATTTGATTCCTTTCTACCAAAGTTTTGTGTCACCAGGCGATCGATCCACTATTTTTTGCGGTAAAAGACTTACGTCCCCATAGTGAATGGCATTATGCGTGTTTTGAGAAGTCGTGATTAGATATTCTGGGTCGAGAACCCACTCTTCATGATCCAATAAATCATCAAGCTCAACTGGGTTCATGTGATGCACCAGCAAATTTGCATGAATATACATACCTAAAACGCCTAAGTCACAACCAGAATCGCGAGCGATAGCAATGCGTCGCGCTCTTTTCCACTCGGTAGAAGTATAAAAAGCCTGGTTGATGTAGCGATCAAACCCAAACGTTGAAGCTCCAACTTCACCACCAAGACGTAAATAAGCGTACCTATCCTCAAAGCTATCAAATTGCTTTAGCTCAGAATAAGTTCTAATCTTCTTGGCCATCTAAATCTGTTTCTTCTCCGTTGTAGCTTCGCATCGCGTTAAGTGCCTCTCGATACAATGCTTCGACTTCCTTAGCCGACTCCATTGCTTCTGTTTTCTTTTTAAGAAGCTCGTTTTCGTGCTGAAGCCGCTGCTGTTCTAGGCGCTCTCTTGTAGTGCCTAGTTTCAAAAAATGCGTTATGACTTGCGCGGATGCAGTGCCCTCTTCTATCTGTTTTTCGGCAAGCTGCATAGCTCTAGAGATCATTAACGTTTCTTGACCTTCCGGAGTGGTTGCCGGTTTTATTTTGCGTTCTAATTTTTGTTTTCCCGATGAAGCATTGCGAGCAACCATATACTCTCCTTTCTAATTTCTAAGCGACTGTACACTCTTGTCGCCCCAGCCTTCGGCAACACTATCTTGACAAAATATAGGTGCGGTAAACGTTCTTCCGTGTTCTGGGGTCATAAGATACATGCCTTGCTGTGGCTCTTCGAACCCAAAGTTATTGAGGAAGGCGTACTCATCGTAACCGGACATGCACCCGTTAATCATTCCTCGTGGGAGCCAAATAAGTTGATGCCAGTGCCCAATGTCCATGTAGTCGTACGAGAGACCGACCGCAGATTGTCGCTTTTGTTTCTTATCATCCATGCGCATAATGGGTGACATAATGCCGCCCCAACCAGAACCGCCACTAGCTTGATCGCCATGTGTAAGCATTTTGCGATAACCATAAGTCATGTATGTGACATCTGCGCTGTCTGAAATATGAAAGTCGACGCCTTTTATTTTACGCTCAGCCACTACTCGCGCCACCACTTTACTGAAGTACCAGTCATAGTTTTCGCGAGCTCTGAGTTTGGCAATTGGTTTACGATCGTATCGCCCATGATTACCAACCACGACCGGAATGTAAATTTTACCAAAATGCTTCGCTAACATTTCGATGCCTTGTACAAAGGGATCGATCCAATAATCAAGCGTGTCAAGAATTGGGGCCGAGTTCGTTCTGCGAAGTTCATCATGAATGACTCCGGCAAAAAGGTCACCGCCGAGCTGTAGAACAAGACCGTCCACAGAAATACCACTATGCCAATCGTCTGCAATTTTAACTATTCCGTTAAAAATTTTCTTTAAACGCATTTCGGAAATTTGGCGATCAAGCTTGTTCATACCCATAACTTCATGCACATTGACGACTTCATCAAGGTGAAGATCACTGAGCATAACGGTCCAAGTTCCGTGATGTTTCTTTGAACTTGATGCGGGTTGTTTAACCAGCCAATCCGGATTTGGATTGAACTTGTCAATCTTTTCAAAAATTTTTAATGAACGTTCAAGCTCTTCGACGCGTTTAGCGCTTTCTGCTAAATTAAGCGTTGTGGTTTTTAAGGTTCGTTCAAGCTTATCTGCTTTAAGTCGAGCAAGATAAAGATCGGATTCGTTTTGCGCCTTGGAGAAATCATCTGTTTTTGACTTATTCAATTCCTGCCGCCTTTTTTATTACGGCCATATGTGCCGCATAGCTGTCGCGCCCGTGTCTGTGGTTTAAGATTGTGCTGGTGCTTGAAGCTATTCCCCAATCATTTAAAACCTCACAAATGACTGGAGCACTTATACTGTGATCTAATAGCGCTTCGTAAAACTGTTTAATTTTTGTTTTTGGTAAACTAAGTACACCAGAACAGGTCACACATTTTTTTTGTCGTTGCTCAATAAGTTTTTTATGTTGGAGCTTTTCAAACTCATTCATTGCACGTACTCCCTATAGGGGTTAGAGCACATGATTAGCTTTTGCGAACCGACAACTACACAGGTTGCCTGTGTCATTAAATGTCTTTTCCGTCAAAACTAAACCATGTTTCATTGCGATGATATCGGCTTGATGCAGGTTATCGCTAAGAATTACGACACAAAGGGAGTCCGCTTGGATCGCATTCATTTGAAATAACTTGAAGTCAAGATTTCCCATTTCGAATCCGGCATAAAAAGAAGCGTCATCAAATTTACCGCCGCGACTTACCACGTTTGTGAACGGGGTTGACACATTAAAGTTAATCTCGTCACTCATCTAAGTCCTCAATTGATAGTCGAATCGTAAATTGATCATGGTAAATGCTCCCCCGGGGAAATATAGAGGACACCGGCGATAAACAAGGGGGGGGTATTTTTGAAGACCCCCTCCCCCGGGTAGAGCTTTACCGCAACTAGACGTTACTATCTACTTCTCGCATGACTCGTCTATGCATACCACTAACGTTTTCCATAAGTATTTCATCGATGGCTAGTTCGTTGGCAGCTAGTTGGTCGGCGTCTGACATTTCATTGGATGTATTGATGATTCTAGCTAGCAAGGCCAGTGTGTGGTACCCGGAGGCTATATCAAAAGAAAACCAAGGCTTGAATTGAGTAAACGGATCAAATGGATTGTCAACAGTAGTAAGCATAGACTCGTATTGTTTCGCATTAGTATCGTTTAACTTAGTGTTGTTTGAATTAGTTATGTCGCTCATGCTTTCCTCCTTCCTAAGCCTCGGACTCGTTTACTGCAGTGTCTAGTGTTGTTAAAGAGATACCAAACTTTGCTGCGACTTCGGCTCTTGTGTAGCCACTGGCCAACATTTGCTTGGCTCTTACAACTTTATTAGAAGTCATAATCTTTTTGTTTACTGGTGTAGCAAACTGTCGCACTACGTCAATGTCAGATTGTCTTAGAATCTCATTGAGTTTTGTGTTGGACACGGCACCCTGTTGAATGGCATTCCACTCGTCTGGAGTGATGACTATTTTATCCTTGCCTGCACCTGTTCGGGTACGGGCTTGATTTAGGGCCTGGGTTTTAACCTTCTTTAATGTTTCTTTGTCCATATCAGGATTGGCTGCTTGACGCATACGAACAATAGCATTAGCAAAGATCTGAGCCTGCCTTTCAAGGGGGGCGTTTCTTTCAGCTATGCGAAGCTTAGCTGTCAGGGAATCTACTTCTTTCTTATAAACTTTGGCTGCAGATGGCGACCTCACCACATTGGGGGTATTGATTTGCTCTAATCTGATTTCATTAGCAAGGTTCTTTAGTTTGTTAGAATGCTCAGCGTATACCTTTTCAATTTGGGTGGGGGTATTTTTAATTAAAGTAAACGCATCGTCGGTCTCCGCGAGCCTAACCGACTGCCTTGTTCTTACGTTTTGTTTTCCTTTGCTATTAACAAAAGTTTCAGCAGATGCCGGATCAAATACCCTTTTGCCCGTAGCTTTGTCTATTGGTCCACCATCTTGCGCCCGCCTTGGTTTGAGGTCGGGGACTCTAAGCTGTTGGTTTGATAACGAGATTAGAGTGGATGCACCGGCGGTTGGTCCACCTTGATACTTAGCTTTTAATGCGGGAATGCCATTGTCTATCGCCGATTGCTTATAGTTTAGTTCGTGTTTCTCAGCATCAATGACTACCATTGAGTGTTTAATTGCTCTAGCTAGTTCGCTTCTAGACGCGCCTCGTAAAGTCATGTCAGTAATTAAGTTTGACACGAGACCCATCTCGAGTCCTTTTTCGCGTGCGGTCATAACTTTCATGCCCTCATAACGACGATAAGAACTTCTTGGGTCAAACCCTTGTAAGTCTTCCAGTGCTCGTGTTGTATCTATTCTTTTAGAAACAGGGCCGTCATTTGGTATTACGAGTACCGTGTCGCCATCGAAGTCTGCGCCAGACAACCTTTCGGCAACGGAGTGATGAATGCCAATCGCATCTCGTGCGTCCTTCAGCAATCGCTTTGCTTCGGGTTGCTTGTTGTTCACCGTCAATTCTGGAATCTCAAAAGTGCCACCATGCGGGAATCGAATTAACACGACTTTTGTTCCATCAAGGTAATTCGGCGCATAAACTTGACTCGGGGGCATAGAGCCAATCGGAAGAATGACGTGAGTCCCTTGACCCTTTAACGCAGCGGCCTTCAAATGTACTGCTGAAGAATCAACATCATCAGCTAGCTTTTCTAAAAGTAGCTTTCGAACGGCCGGGTTAGTAAGCTTAGCGATTTCTTTGAATTCTGCTTCCTTACTCTCATACGTCATGTCCAACTGTGTTTTTGCTAATTTTGTGCTTTGCTTAGATAGTACTTGTTTAGACAGGGTGTCTGACCAGTTCGACCAGTTTCCTTCTTCATGCACAATGTTCATGGCAGAGATCACTTTTTCTGTACCATCAGTCAGGTTCTTGCCATATCCAGTTAAATACTGCTTACCATCTGATTCTCTAGCCACGATTTGTCGAACTATAGAACCGAACGGGTTAGCCTCATCAACGTCGCCTTCTCCCGTACGCTTTACTGGTTTAAGTGCATCAAGTTTATTTCCGGTATCGCTTTTATTTGTGTTGAATTGAAGATCAATGCCCTTGGGCAGATCCTCTTTATACATAGCCATACCCTTCATATAATGCCCATCACCAACCGCGATTCGAACTTGTGCGTAGCGAGCATCGCCCAGAGAAACATCTTTAACGCCTTGGCGCACATATATTACGCCGTCAAGTTTATCTCCGCCTTGTTCTTTATAAACTACGTCCACTCGTTTTGGATCTATTTTGAGCGGAGGCAGCAACCCAAAGAAAGATCTACCGCCGTCATCAGAGAAATTCTGAACTTGTCGAATGAGGTCTTGATTTTTTCTGACTTCTGACGTTTTCACTCCAGGGCCGGCTAACACTTTAACTGTAGTTTCTTTTCCGGTACCAAGCTGAAGCACTCGAACGTAATGTTTTGTGTAGCCTTCTTCTCTAGCCAAGGCAACCGCATTGCGCCAGGTTGTTTCTGATACGCCTTGATGCAACCAAGTGTTATCGCCTACGTCGAGATACTTTTTTTGATCGACCTCTTTTTTCAACATGTTGGTAACTGACTGAAGTCGGTCCAACTTGTCTTTCTCGCCGGGGACGAGTAACGTTCGAACAGTAGATTCTGGAATACCCATAATCCTACCGATTTCAGACGTGCTTACGCCCTTATCTTTTAAGCCCCAAGCCTGATCGATACGTGCTTGTTTTTGTTCGTTCTTAGCAATTGACTTTCGAGCTCGAAGCTCGGACGTGTTCATACCAAGGCCTGCCGCAATAGCAGTCTCCGAAAGCCCTTGTTTCTTTAAAGAATCAACAGTGCTGAGAAACTCTGTATAGTGTATTTCTTCTCCGCCAGAACCCCAAGGGTAACGTCCAGACTTACGCAAAATCCCGTAGTGAGCCAAATAGTCTTTGTATTCATCCTCATCAATAATCAAGGTCGTTCTCCTTTAAGTATTCAACGTGACGATCGAAATCAATAATCGTATTCATGATTGTTAGAATTTCTTCGGGGTCTGCAACAAATATAGATACGTCATTGTTTTGATAGATGCGAAGTTCTATGTCTATCTCAAACGGAGACACGCCATATTCAAGACAAAACAACGCCGCATAGATCTCAAGTTGATGTTCGGATGTTTTTGATATTCCTGTTTTTAAATCGTGAATTCTAAGCTTACCATTACGGAAGCTTATTGCATCTGCGGTACCAAAGCAGTTGTCTGAGTAATAGAGCGCTTGTTCTGGTTTCATCTTATAATTTATTGCATCATTGATGTAAGCATACAGTGTCTTACTGCTTCTTGGTTGTTTTATTCCTAGCTTTATCGCAGTTTGCGCATATTCGTGTAAAGCAACGCCGCGTGCTGCTTGTGCCGCCGAATAGTAACGAGCCGTTAGCTTTTGTTCGTTATAATTAATCCAGTGATAACTGCTTGGGCTCAAAAGGGCATGTTTACCTCGAAGTGCGGAGTGCGTGTTGAAGTTCATTTAGCACCCTTGTTTCGTTTTCCGGATAGATCACAGATGCGTAAGACATCTGATTTAACGTGTCAACCCAATACTGTTGATTCGGGCGCTCAGAAGCATTAGCGTCTCGCTTTACTTCTAAGGCGGCCCAACGATCATAGTAAAAAATAGTAATATCCGGATATCCTTGAATGTAAGACGAATCATTTTTCTGGATGACGCAATCCGGAAACAATAATCTAAGTTTTTTGATCAACTTAGCTTGGTAATCATTTTCTTTCATGCATTTCTCCAAAAAAAAACATAGCATGTGTTAGAGTTACTCTATCTCTCCTATTATACCCAGTGTTATTCTTGCAACTTAATACTCACTTAGTGTTTTTACGGTCAACCTTTGATCCTCAAATTCAAAAATCTGTCCAGTAGGCCAAACTCGTTTACTACCAGTATTATTTGAGCTTTGGAATATTTCTTTTATAAGTAAACCATTCAGCATAGCCGCTTCTGCAATGTTTTTATAATGCATGTTTGTGTTGGTTTCATAAACTGGACCGAGTTCAGAAATGTAGTCTATCGTTGAGTCTTTGTTTTTTAGAAATTGTCGATGGTAGTTATAAGCAAACCAACGCGGTCGCCATGCTAAATTTGTTGCCTCACAGTTTTGTAAATCACCGTCAAGATGAATTGGCGTGTTTAGTATATCTGTGCGACCATACACAAATATGTTTGCTACAAGAAGCGCCACCGATCTTGTGTATCTACCTCTTTCGTTGATTAACGCCACCTTTACTATTTTTTGTCTGGTTAGGCTTGTCGATACGCGCCTTCCAGTATTGCGATTAATAACGTTCCCTAAGCTACTTACTTGATACATGGGGAACTCGAAGATGGTCACCCATTCTTCGTCCATTTCCGCCCCCTTGGTGGAAGTAAAAACAAAAACCAAGGTTGTCGCCCTAAAGTGAGTATTAATGCCAAAATTTTTTTCAAACTCGTATGGAAAAAATGAAAGATAATACTCACTTTTAAATTTCACGAGTGAGTATTATCTCTATCTCGCGCGTAAGTGAGTATTATCTTTTAAAATTTCTATACGAGTTGAGAAAAAATTTTGGCATTAATACTCACTTTAGAGCAAACAGCCTCGGAGCAAGCAAAATACCACAAAACACCTGGTAGATGGCTATTTTTTTATTTGTAGTTTTTGATTTGATTTGAAAACAAAGCCGCCAAATCTGCCAAGATTTTTTAACCTTTTTAAAAACACTTGAAAATACCAGTCAAAAAGTTAAGTTTTTCCCAGCAAAACAGAGCCGTCTCGACCGGCTTTTAACCCCAGAAAACTGCCAATTTCTAACGAAAAACCATCTCCAAAAATCAGCAAAAAATAAAGCCGCTAAAAAATCTTGGCAAATTTGACGGGTGTTTATCAAAACTCAACATCAATTCCAAGTGATTCCGCAGCCCATTTTTTCTCGTTAAACAGCTGTTTTTTAGATAGTGATTGGCGTACCGCATAGTCGATTGGCGAGCTGGAGAGTAGAATGTAATAGTGTAATTGAGTGAATGGACTATTCAAACGATCAATTCTACCCTGTGCTTGCTCGAAGTTTTTGTATGAGTAAGTTAGAGAGTAGAACGCCATTGTATCAGTTTGTATGCAATTCCAACCCTCTGCTCCACTAACATACTGAACCAGATACACCCACGAATCGGTATCAGGAATTGGTTGTTTTCTATGGCCATTCCATTCAGCAACCACAAACTCATCCGACAACGTACGAAGAGCTTCGAGTTCGTAATTAAAGTTGTAATAGACGATCATTTTCGGATGCTTATGTAACAGCTCACGCAAAACCTGAATTCGACTTGGATCACCATTGACAACTTTTCGCATTAACGAAAACATTTCTGATACGTCTCGTATCGGTCGGTCTTCAAATATATGCCAACGATCCACAGTAACTTTCTTAAACAACACCGGATCATAACAAACTGGAACTTCTTCCAATGTTCGTTCCGTATGCTTGTGGTATGGCATCTCGACCAAGACGATGTTCCTGTATTTCTCCAACGTCTTAATCCCGAGGTATCTTACTATCTTGGGGAACTTAGAGTAGGGCGCATACAAGACATGCTCTCGTTTAAATTGACTTGCGTTTTTATAAAAGCCGTTCGCCACAAAAATGGGAACGTAGTCCATCCAAGTGTCCCCAGGCGTTGCCGTAAGCAAAACCCAGTTATTGTTTCGAGCGATCTTTTGAAACGACTTAACCCAGGCTCCAGTACCAACAAGTCTTTGCTCGTCAAAAATAAAGAAAGCATCTTCGATGTTAATGTACTTTCCAATATTGTTCCAAGAGTCAACAGTTAGGACTCCAATGTGCTTTGGCGTGCATTCTCTTAACCTTGATATCCCGAGCTGAGCGGCGTCCTTCTCCCACTCAAGAGAGTCCCGCTTCTTCGCTGTTGTAATGACGTAGATGTCTTTGGGTGCCTCCTCTTTTAAATAGTAAGACAAAATGGTAATCGACTTGCCGGTACCAACACCGCCGTACAAAATGGTTCGATTACGGATTTGGTCTAATGCTCTTTTTTGGTGCGGGAGAAGTTCGATCATTATCGAAACAGCCCAATTCGCTCATCTCGTCGACCAACGTACCCAGAGTCCCTTGACACATTCCACCGACTCATCAAACGGTAATGCTTAAGATTACTTGTGTAGAAGTATTCGATACACTCCCATTCGATTTGTGTCGGGTCTGCTCCGTATTCATAAGCAGCTTTTTCTATTTTATAAAAGGTTTCTGGTAACTGGGCTTCATCAAAAAAGTCACCGTAAGCATAAAAGTTTATTTGGTTTGTGAAGAAGTCTGGTTCTTCTCTACAGACGACTATTGAGTCCATAAATATCCTTCTCGTAGTTATAGGTTGATAGGACGATTTTCTGTCTTAATTCATTTTTCTCTAGTTCGTTACGAAGAGTGCGCTCGTTTAGACATTGCTGATAACACTCTGGCGAGCCATCGTTCTCGCATTGCTCTTTGTGATAGACATCCCAGGGACAAAGACTTTCTGCCACAAGATCTCCTTTTCCACTATTCAAGGCGTCCGTCCTCCTCAAGCCATTCGTCAATTGTGGAATCTTTTGGTCGAAGGCCTTCAAACTCCGGAACGTCTACTGGAACCGGATGAGTCCATCGAGCTTTAGCGACGATCACGCTACCAAATCGCTTTACTCGGGTCTCGGCGCCTCGTCGACGTAGAGCAGCAACTAACGCCGTTAAAGAGACATACGCGTGGCGATTTGACGGGGCAGCGAGCGGTTTGTGTTCCCACACATCAACGACAATCCATTTGTTTGGTCTGCTCATCAAGACAACTAATGTTTGTTCAATTGGGTGTAGGCGGGGCGGGTTTATTTTTGTGGGCCTCATGTATCTCCAAAAAATATAGTACTAGTTACGGGTGCGACGAAAAAACCCTTAGCACTTGTTACGGTGCCGAGGGCTTTGTGAAGCGGGTCACGCCTTCTTGGACTTCTTCTGCTTGCGGTCGACCAGGTATCCGGTCACCATGAGCGGGCCAACGGTGATCGCGGTCATGACGATGGTTGTCACGACTCCGAACACCAGTGACTCACCGACGGTGAGGTCTGCGGTCTTCTTCTTGAGCATGGGGTCTCCTTATTGGGTTAGATGGGGCTTCATTATAACCCATGTTATTTATGCGAGGCAAAAACCCTTAGCACTTGTTACGGTGCTTCGGGCTTGACCTTTCGGTCTATCGGGCAGTGGTCTCGATGATCACTGGAGCGGGCGGGGGCAGGGGCGAGGTCTTCGGCTTCCGAGCGCGGATACCACGCACCAAGGTCCTCCCCACGACGTACGCGCCGACACCCATGAGGGCAGTGGCGATCGCGCCTTTGGGGGTGATCTCGATGAAGGTATCAGCGACGGTCTCGGTGACGTCGTTCTGCATGGCATTCTCCTTTGTTTGATTGAGATTACTACTTCATTATACCCCATGTTATTTATGCGAGGCAAAAACCCTTAGCACTTGTTTAGGGCGCTTCGGGCTTTTTGAAGATCTACTTCTTTCGATAGTAGAACCTCCAAATGATCTTCTTCGGCTTCTTGTCGCCCGTGGGCTCCATGAGCTCACTCTCGAGAAGCGCGAGGTCGGCCAGGGTCTTCTGCAGCATGGTTCGAATCTTGTATTTGTCTTCGATTGAGAGATGTGTATCTGCTCCGTCGAAGTTAGCGGGATCCAACTTGCGTTGAAGAGCGGCTAGCTCATCCTTCTTGAGTTGTGTTACATGGTAACGGGCGGTAAAGTCGTCGATATAATGATCCATGGTGGGTCCTTATCTGTTGGGTTTACTTCATTATACTCCATGTATTTCCTGCGAAAAACAATACCCTTTGATATTATCGCGGGGCGTTGTTTTGACTCTGAGAGGGATTACTTGGGGGTGTTGCTCTGGCTCTTTCGGCGGGCGGTCGCCCTCCTGTTCACGTTGATGCAGCTTCCCATCCACATCGCAAATAGTGCGACGAGGAAGGTCTGGCCTGTTGTCGTGGTCGGGTTGAGGACCGATGCTTCGATGAGGTTCAGTACAATGTCCATTGGGGACATCCTTTCTGTGGGGTCTATTATACCCCATGTGATTCCTGCGAAGCAAAAACCCTTAGCACTTGTTTACGGTGCCTCGGGCTTTGTGGGTACTACTTGCGGCGGATGATCTTCTTCACGATCATGATCAGCCCGGCGAGCGCGAGGGTGTAGACCACGGCACCAAGGACGTACAGCTTTGTACTCTCCTCGGTGGTCATGTTCTCTACCACGATTTCGCCTGCTTTTCTGAATGTTTTCACTTGATTCCTCCTGTGTAGCGGGTCGTTATACCCCATGTTATTTTTGCGAGGCAAAAACCCTTAGCACTTGTTTAGGGTGCTTCGGGCTTTGTGGATCACTTCTTGAATCGAAATTTCTTCCGCTTCTGAGTCATCAAATCGCATTGCTTCACTCCAACATCGGAAAGAAGTTTGATGAGTACTGAGACTTCCTTTGGGGTCCACGTATGTTCTACAGTGCTGGTTGGGCCAACTGCAGATATCGTGATTCCTTTGCGGGAGTCTTTCTCGACATGCATCAAGATTCTGTTTCCGATTTCGTTTGTGAAAACTGCTGTTGTTGCTCGGGGCATTAAAATTCCTCTCGTAGTAGTTGTCATTATACCCCATGTTATTTATACGAGACAAAAACCCTTAGCGCTTGTTTAGGGCGCTTCGGGCTTTGTGGCATCACCAGTTGGTGGTCATGCACCTGAACTTGACACGGTCCTTGAACCTGTTGGTCGCGTCGGGGTGGGTGATGGTGTCGTCGTCGTTGAGCACGTTGCACAACTCGTCAATGACGATCATGGCGGCCTCGTTCTCCTTCTTGAGGTCGTTGATCTCGCTGGAGTAGTGCTTGTGCGCTCGAATCAGAGTGATCCTTTCAGCCACCAATCCGGTGACCAACAATCCGAGGATGTACTTCTTGTTCATTAGATGTCCTTTCGGTTGTGTTGCTATTATACCCCATGTTATTTATGCGAAAAACAATACCCAGTGTGAAAAGCGGGCAGTTTATACACCTACCCAGGTGTCTACGATCTTACTTCAAGTTAACGACAAAGTAGTCGTTTTCCAGCGCCTGACCTTTAACAAAAAGACTGTCGAATCCAGATTGCGTAAGTACGCCACTCATGTACTCGGCACCAAAATCCGCAACCAGGATATAGTCTACTGGAACAAGATCATCGGCGTCATCGATGTCAATTCCGTATTGAACAGCTAGTTTTGTTTGATTCTCTTTGGTGATGTAAATGCCTTTCATGTTACCCTTTCGTTAAAGTTGTTTGATGTCAACAATCTGTGAGGCCTGCATGAGAAAACACCCATGCTCATCTTCAAAAACGACAAAACCTTCTAGTTTTAAAAAATCAGAAAAGTCGTCGACGACTGGTTCACCGTTAACATCTAATACCACATCATCGTAGCTTCGTATGTAACAGACTTCTTTTTTGAACTTGCCTTTAAAAGTCCAAGTGATTTCGACTTGCTGTTTCACTTTTATTTTTTTCGTTTAAACAACTTCTCAACGAAATCCCACAAAAGATACAAGCCCATCCAAATATAATCCATCATGCCACACCTCTAAAGTCTTTTGCAAACTCAAAGATCTCAAAGCATTTTGGACACAAAGGAAATTCTTCTGGGTTTTTGCTAGGAACCCAGGTGTACCCGCATAGCGCTGTTATTGGCGTTTGTGCCAGCATCGCTTCTAACACGATAATGCGGGCCGGCCGCAAGTCATCGCCACGGTCGATAATGTGTGTGAATTCTTGCCCATTGTCATTGGGATCTACTACTGGGTCTATCTCAAGTTGCGTCGTCATTGTGGTCCCAAATCCCAAAGCGTTTCCGGGTCATCGCCCCATTCCCAAGCGGGTAAACTTGACCAATGCGAATCGGGGTGCTGATTAAACACGCTTGGGAACACCACAGGCTTCCATGCTGCGTAAGGAATGCAATTTGGATCTGGGGCATCGTCAAGAAGAAGATCGCCCAAAACTAACGACTTCTTTGGGGCGAGGATCATCTTATGCTCAAGATATGGGAAATGCCTTTTTAGCCAAGCGCCTTTGTCGTCTCGACAGTACGGGTTGACTTCAAGCGGCTTAGTGCAAACCCAAACGTCAAATATTTTCATCAATTCAGGCACGCCTTCGGCTGCGCCTTTCGTCACCGGCAAATCAAGAAACCATCGAGTTTTATCGATCTGCCGACGAGCCTCTTTGCGCTCATCATCATGAATGAAATTCTCGGTCATGAATCGCTTTCGATTTGGATCATCAAGTCCGGTAATATTTAACTCGAACCCCTGCTCTTGACAATACTCCCAAAAAGCTAAGTCAAAGTCGGCGATTGGGCCATCCATATCTAACAGTAAAATCGGTCTTATCATTTTAGTCTCCTTCGATCGAGGTGGTCAGTTTTAGCTTTCGTTTATGCCTTCGCATTTCTCTTCCGGATAAGCCGCCCCAAATGCCGTCGACTATCTCGTTACTCACAGCAAACTCAAGGCATTCCTGCTTAACCAAACAGTCTTTGCATATTGACTTTGCTAACTTTACTTTTTTGGCTTCTCCTCTTTGTGGGACAA